AAGATAAATCTACATTCACACACACACACACACACACATAGGGGTTAGTGCGAATATAGATTCTTAAAATATCTCTATACACACATACACACACACACTCCTCCAATACACTAGGAAACTTACAATACCCTAGGAGACTTTCGCTATTATCAGAGATTATCTCCCTTACGTAAAGAAAACCAATGAATAAGCACGTAAACAACAAGCACGACCTCCCTCCCTATGACATGAAATCTATAGATTTCATTAGAACAAAATCTTCGATTTTATGAACTGAAGTAAACAAGAAGATCAAATTAGACCTTAAGATCAAATTAGACCTTCTCCACAAAAAGAGACATGAAATCTATAGATTTCATTAGAACAAAATCTTCGATTTTATGAAAGGAAAGAACTCCTTTCTTGACGATCAAACCTCAAGAAGATTTTACCAAATCTTCTCATCACACACCCCCAATATACGCCTAGTCAAGAGAAGGGCCGAAGGCCCATAAGTAGAGAAAAGAAAACACATACTCACTACAACAAGAGAATTGAATACAATCTCCTCTACACAACACAAACAATATATACAATTAATAGTTATTAACGAGAAGATACAGTAGTATCTTCTTAACGAAAGATAATTAAACACCTAACATCAAGAAGATTTTACTAAATCTTCTCATTAACTTTATATTAACTATATATAAAGAAAAGAAAAGAACTCCTGCCCTAAGTATATGTGGAGAGGATCTAATTAGATCCTCTTAATGTATATAATATATATAATACACCCAGGGCAGGAAAAGGAGAAGACCTTATCTGATCTTCTCCACAAGAGAATAGCAGCTGCTGTTACTTAGTTGTCTTCCTTCATACGACAACGCTTTGTTGATCTACATATACGTAGATCATAATCAAAGAAATATGCTTCTTCATCACCAGACATGTTGTTATCTCCAACAACACAAGAAATAACATCAGCCAATCCATCACATATATCTTTTACATTCTTACCTTCTACAACCAATTCCAATCTAAGATGAGAAGGTTTTACTAAATCTTTTTGATGTGCCATAGTTTACATTGTTCTCCTTTGTAAAAAAGACCGAGAAACTACAGACTTAAAAAAGTTACAGACACACTTACAACTGAGTGAATGCTAGTAACTACAGATTATCATTAACTGTAGTCATAAGCACATCAAGTTGACTTTCACATGCTTCTAGTCGTCTCTGCTGATCTGAATGTCTATTATTCTCATACATCATAGCCTTCAACTTATCAGCAACTTGCTCTAGCCCAGATATTATCTCCTTTGCTTTACTAAGCCTACGATTAAGCTCAACAACCTCAGAACTAAGATTGTTAATTCTATGTCTATGAGATTCAAGATCACTAGATGCTGCTTCATGCATATCATGCACTATAGCCTTCATTGTATTAGATGTTAGATATCTTTCATCTATTGTCATCATGATAGTTGTTCTCCATTATTCTAGACCGGGAATAGTTACAGACTTACAAATTATCAATCAATCAATCAATTAAGTATCCGCACTTCGCGTACAAATACAGACACGTACTTACACACTAGTACAATAGCATCCCATAAGAAGATTTATTTAAATCTTCTCCATATACAACAGTACCAATAGAAACTAGAATACAAACGTAACCAAAGAACTTTGTTCTTTGTGTAAAAGGTAACTTCGTTACCTGTTCTCTATAGATAAATCGCCTCCTTCTTTTACTACCAGCCACGAAGTATTGTTATATCTCTTTCAGGAACAACAATTGTTCTATCAGCATCCACCTGCCAGATAACAACAATAACCAAAAGAACTACACCTACTATGACAGCAAGACACCCACAACATTTCTTTACTGTCTTTATGTTTTTGGCGAATTCCTTATCAAAGTCTTCTATAAGCTTGTCATCTATACGTTTCTTACATATAGAACAGTATTTAGCCTCATCTTTGGTTAGAATCCCACAGTCTTTGCAATACATCAGTAACGACGTATCCTTTCGTTGTAGACCGAGAAGAGTATAGAGTTTAAGTCTAATTGAAGTAGACCTATGTAGAAAGATGACAACAGCTACTACTATCTCTTATCAGCAAATAAGAAAGTTCTCTTATCAGAGGAATACTTTCTCATACCTCGGCGTCGGTCATAGCCCTTAACAGGCTTACCATCCTTGAAGATGGTTATAGTAAAGACTGTATCCCTGAATGTTGCTCCAGGATTATTAGACTTTCGAATGTCATTCTGTTGTGCTGAAATAACAACCATCTTATCAGCAGTTGTTCCCTTAAACACGTTGGAATAGAATACCTGAGCATGCAGGCTTCTATCTGATGTGTAGTCTATTGTTACCTTGGGCAAGAAGTTCTTACCATTTGTAACTTTGGGAATAGTAACTGTTCGACTAACAGGGATGTCACCTTGAACTGCCTGATGAATGCCTTCACAAAGAGTATTCATCCAATTGCCAGATTCAAGTTCCTCGTAATTGCTGTTATTAGCGTTTACTGTATGCATGATTTGTTCTATCCTTTCGCAAGATAGGAAAACGAGAAAGAAAAGAGTTTAATCCTATAAAGATATAGAACTTCGTGAATAGTTAAAAGAGACCATCTTCTTCTTATGCGCGTCTAGAAGTAGCATATGTCACTACCTCAGCAAGTCGAATCAGCCACTTAACAAGTGGAGACAAGTAAAGTTCTTCTGTCTTGATATACATTTGTTTTCCTTTCTAAGAACGAAAGGTAAAGAGTTTAATCACTAAATATAGTGACTTCGAAAAAACACACACGCATGTCTATGCTAACTCATGATAGCATTTCATGCTACAAACCTTACCCTCAACAAGAACCTGTTGGTTCTCAGTAAGAGCCTCCATGCCATAATAATCAGCACGCTCAGTCAGTAGAATAAAAGCACTTCTAGCATCAGAAGTCTCTATATCTACTTTCTTACCACATACAACACAGATACCCATAAGAATACTGTCCTCCTAAATCTCAATCTCAGTGTAGTTCTGTTGTTTCATGTTATTTCCTTCTGAGCAGGCTTTACCGTCGTACTCAGGACCAATTACTATTAGTAGTTACCTAAATACTTACTTTATCCTTTCTACTGTTTCTTGATAGTATGCTTTCTTCTAGACCACGAAGGTAAGAAGCAGAGAATTTCCTTTTCAGGCTCAGGTTTTCTTTGTTGTTGTAGTCACAATTTGAATAGTGACTACCAAAGTCGAGATCTGCCCCACACATAAGACAGAGATGATGCCTATCTTTACGAGCATAACTACTATACATTACAATACATTCTCACTTTCATATACAGACCGAGAAAAGAAAAGAGTCGTTTAAGTCTATAAAGATAGACCTATGAAGTCACAACAATACAAGAGTAATACCTCTATTTAGATTGATCGACCTTAATAACCTTGAGCCGCAGCTTCAGCAACCCCTTAGCAGCAACCAGAGCCTTGTTAGCTATAGGCTTAGATGCCCCATAACCGGCCATAGCAGCCCCAACAGCGGCCTTGCTGCCTATAAGCGTAGCATCCTTGCTTCCTGCCCTTATTCTCTTACAAACAGGGATAGAAACGCCTATTGCTTTCTTAGTAGATGTTACAGTAGTATTACAAAATGCTTTAGCAGCATCATAGATACCCTTGGCTTTAATTGCCTTAGCCAAAGCAACAGCAGATACCACAGGATTGCTCTCCATATTTGCTTTGACCGCCTGAACATCAAACAGCCCAGTTGTGATTTCAGATCTCTTAACAGCAAGAGCCTTAGTAATCTCAGAGAAAGGAACACCAATATATTCCTCAGAACCATGAGAACATTTAGTCTTGTTCCCTTTGAACTGACAAGGAGAGAGGTATATGGTTTCTAATTCCATGTTCACACACTCCAGTATCTTAGACTTACAGCCACCATCACATGTTTCCTTTGTGCTGTTTCCGGTTACAAATACATTAGTTTGTCTTAGCATGATCTACATTCTATCCTTTCGAGATAGGAAAACGAGAAGAGTAGAGTTTAATTCTATACAAGTATAGAACTTCGTAGTTAATACCCACGTTTTTCCTTAAGAGCTTTTTTCTCAGCTATTCTTTTCTCCTTTAACTCTCTTCGAGCGCACTCGCCAACTCGTCTTTGTTCATACATCACATCTACTATTGATCTCATTGGAGCAGCAGTTGCTGTTGTCTCTGCTGCAAAGTTTGCTCTATTTTGAGAACATTTCTGTTCGGGTTTGCCTTCGTGTATAAGTATTATTACACACACTGCTATTATTATTATCAAAACCAACGCTTTCATATTGTCCTCCAGTTTCTAGACCGAGAAGTAAAAAGTTTAATCCCCATATACAGAAACTTCGTTAATCAATAGTAGCACTAGAGTTTGCCAATCAAACTATCTAGTATGGTTTTCTCACTAGGAGCAGCCTCTAGAAGAGCAGAAGCAAGTGTTTCTCTTGCCTGTGATCCAAAGAGACTCTTAATCCCTTTTACAGGATTAATTCCTTGAAGAACAGCAGCAGATACAATAGCTGCCAAATTAGATGCTGGGATATAGCCTCCAACTGCGTTACCAGAAAACCGAATGCAGGCACTCATAATCCATTTATCCTCCAATCTAGACCGAGAAGAAGAAAAACGTTTAACTCTATAAACATAGAGCTTCGCATAGTAGATGCTACACATCAGTAACTGAGATAATTGTTCTCTTCAATTACTAGATTAGTAGCAGCTGTTCGTCTAGCAAGGTCATCCCCAGCATCCAGCAAAGGACTAGCAGCTTGTTCTGCTACAACATTGATAGCTACTATCAGTCCCCAGAAGAGAACTACTGCTAGCCCTACTCGCCCCCATCTAGGTCTAGGAGGAAGAAACATTCTCAGCACTGTAAGTGTGAGAACAGAAGCGAGACCTATTACTACCATCCATCCAAACATTTGATATCTCCTTATTCATACAGACCGAGAAGAGTTAGATACTAGTTAGTTGTTGCTTGCCCTCCAGTAGTTGCAGACACATCTTACTACCATGTCTACAGACCAAGACTTCTTTGTTGACCATCTACGAAACACGAGGAAGAACGTGCTTCCCCATAGAGCGCTTAGAATAAGCCACTCATTAGCATTAACAGGTAATCTCGATATGCCACCACATACAGCAGCAATCGTCAACCCTATGAACAGCCCTACATTCAGCTTATTATACTTAAACATTCAAGTTACTCCTTATTTCTAGACCGAGAGATAGTGAGTTTAATCCCCATGTGTATAGAGACTATGTTATCCCCTATTGCTATACCTTATACACACCACCTTCCTTAATAAGACCAGCCGCTATCCTATTTGCTGTTGCTTCTAATGGGAGATTCTCTAATTCTCTTTGACCAGCAGCCACATCATCTCCACATCTTTCCACAATACCGCTATAGAGGCAATGCATCTCTACCATATCCTTATGCAGTGCATCATATCCTCGTATGTTAAAGTCTATTGCATGTCCTATCTCATGATATAGAATTTCCTTCAACGTCTTAGTTACTCCATTACTCTTCAGGAAAGATAACACACTTGACACATTACCAGGTAGCTCTATAGATGGAGTCGTGTCCTTAGTAGAAACGTGAAACACAAAGTAACTACCAGTTGTTAGCTCGACATGTGAAAGACCATTGAGATCTAAGATCTTTCTGGCCTCACGTCTTAGCCTATTTACTTGGATTGCATTTTTAATACTCATTATCATATACTCCTTTGTTTTATTTGTCTGAGAGAGGGGTGGGGCTCTAAAGATACATACCCCCCTATCTCTCAAACTATATACCAGGAGACTCTATGAAAAAAAAATTACAAAAAAATTAGTTAGCTATAAGGTCGAGAGGATTTAGAAGATATAGTGGAGAGAGCCTGATTTTACTCTCTTGTGAAGAAAGTATATTCATACTCTCTTGTGGAGAGAGCCTGATTTTACCAAATCTTCTTGTTGATCAGATACTCTATAAAAAAATTACAAAAAAACTAGTAAAAGCCGCATAATACACTTGTATTTTTTCGTAAAATGTTCTATAATATATATATGATAAGAGGAAATCTTTAAAGATTTCCTTTGAATAAACTACTTTGTATTTTATGAGACGACGACGACGATGATGATAGAAGTATATAAAAAAGTTTTGGGAAGGAAAGTATATATATGCAGGACCAAATAAATATTAGCGATTACGCAATTCCACCAGCAGAAATAGACGCGAGTAATGCTCGCAAAGAAAGCTATGAAGAACACGTATCTAAAGGAACAGTTCTTCGTGAGCTTCAAGACAACAGCCAATGGGCAATGGGGGATCTGGCTTATAAAGTGTCTAAGGATTTAGGTAATGAACCAAATAATGCCGTTGATAAACGAACTCCTCTTGATCAATTAGCGCTTGATATAGGAGAACGCCCTGGAACACTGAGGCAATATAAATGGGTATCTACTAAGTTTCCAGATAGAGGATCACGAAAGACTAATTTATCATGGAGTCACTATAGATACGCAGCAGGAACAGATGAACCCCTTGTATGGATAGACAAAGCAGTTAACGATAACTTAACATCTACACAACTTAAAGAACTAATACTACAACACCAAGATAGGCTTAGTGAAGTCTATAAAACACCATGCTCGTTTTGTAGTGACCCGTTGCCAGAAGACGGAGCACTGCATGTTAGACGAGCGCATAAGAAAACATCCTTTTGTTCAATAGGGTGTTTACTTGGATTTTGGTTAGCAACTCAAAAAGAAGAAAGCAACAAAGTATAGAAGGAGCGATGAGAAGATTTGGTAAAATCTTCTTATTGTAATAGTAAAAACTAATGACAGATAACAATAATAACTCTACCGATGATGACAGTGCCGACTTTGAGGGCTTCAACCCAGATGATATACCAGACAGCAACAGCGGCGAACAACAACAAAGATCTAACAATACAAGCTTCACACACCAAGCATCTATAGATGCTACGTCCAGTCTCTTAAATTTATTTGGTGCTGGTGTTATGTCTATGGAAAATAGATTAGCTTTTCAAAGAGCAATACAGCTTAACCTTAACTGTGAAGTATGTATGAGTCCAAATGAGCAATGCCCATTTACACACATACACCTAGTAGATGCTGTTTATGATCGAATAACAGATTTAGCAGCTACAATAATCCTTCAAACAGAAACACGAGATAGTACACGAGAAATTAGGTGTGAAACACGCAATACAATAGATAAAGCAATAAATGATTTATTAGATGAATTAGTAAATTTAAAAGCTGTGCTTGAGGCACTAAGATAAATAAATGAAGAAAAAAGCATTACATAATATGAGAAGATTTGGTAAAATCTTCTTAATGTTTACTAGATTACAAATGCATGCTAAGTATTTAGTATATCTTACAAGACACAAAGTATATGTATACATTGAGTGCCGTGCGCTTGGAGTATCGTGTATAAGAGGACTACAGCATGACCTTAGTAAATATACACCACGTGAATGGTTTCCTTATGTTGAAATATTATATAATAAAAAGAATGGAAAGTTACAATATAGAGATGAAAAAGATACAAGACCAATAAGTTTTGATTGTAAAACACAAGATGAATTTGATATGGCATTTTTATTTCATCAGAACGCAAATGCACATCACTGGCAGTATTGGTGTTTTATAGACTCACAAGGTAAGATTTCTCCAAAGCAAATGCCTACCAATATATATAAAGAAATGGTAGCAGATTGGGTAGGAGCAGGACGCGCGCAAGGAAAAGGGCTAGATGTACATGACTGGTATGAATCAAATAAACACAGCATAATACTACACCCAAAAACAAGACTATGCGTAGAAAGAATATTACAACAACACTATGCACCATCCAACAACAGCAGTAAGGGCTAGATGTACATGAAATGAAAAAAAATAAACAACAAGAACACTATTCCGATTGTTTAGAGTTTAAAATAGATCAAAATACAATTATAACTCTAGACTATGGTGATTATCTAAAAGTAAAAAACCACACATGGAGAGTAACACCTTATGACGGTATACTTACTACTTTTAAAGAAGGATACTATAATAAGTATGTTTGTATAGAAAAACATATATTAGATATTTACGAAGAGGGTGAAGTAGTAACATATAAGGATGGCAATCCAAATAACTTAAGACGTAATAATTTAATATATGGTAAGGTATGTAAGAAATGTGGAAACCGTAAGTGTAAATCAGAGTTTCATAAAGCATCAGATAAATCCGATGGACTAAGAAGTTATTGTAAAGAGTGTAGAAAACTATGATGAAAAAAATTATATCTCCTATTACAGAAAAACCAAAAAACTGGGATATCTATAGAGATGGAGAGTGTGTAAGAAAGTATATAAAAGAGTATAACTGCCTACCATATAAGATTAAAACAATGGTAGATACATTTATACACATACAAACAGGAGATAAAATGTTTGTTCCTGAGTTTCCTGGATATGAGTGTCTTGCAAATTATCACCCAAGAGGATGGGATAAAGATGATACATGGTGGGATGTGCCTGGATGCTATGGAGTGCACGGTATTGTATTAGGTGACGACGATGCACATGGATCACTATCAATGACACTACATGAAGTAGGGCATGCAGTAGATGTACTTAAAGAAAGACCATCTAATAAAGAATCTTTTCTTATTGCATATGCGTTAGACTATGATAGTTTAGATAGTTACGAACAACAGCCAGGAGTTGGTGGACCATCAGAAACGTTTGCAGACGTGTTTTCTTGGTTGTTCTATAGTAACAAATCTAAAAACCAACTACAGCTTACAAAACCATATCTATATACTTGGTTTATGGAATGGATAAGCTAATAATAGAAACTAAAGTATGCTGGGCCAAGATTCACGCTCAAATAGCTAAATAAGTTTTTATTTTTATGACTTTTGGCGGATAAGGGGTCAATTTTGTTCCTCTATATAAGTGTATACACATTTTTCTAATGGGTAATGTATGTGAAAACATTTAATCCTTTTAGATGAGAAGATTTGGTAAAATCTTCTTGATGTATACAACAACATACACTTAATTAATTCATAAAGTAATTATATAATTAGACGACAACAACATATTATATGGCTAAAAACAAACAACCTATTATATTGGTAGATTTTTCTAAAACTCCAGATGAAAACATAAATTCTATTTATCCACTATCTGATGCTATAATGGCACATTCTCTTAATGATAGTTGGACACCAGAAGATGTGCGTCGAGTTAATAGCCAGCATGGGCTCTATAGAGATATACCTTGGATGTGTGCTGGAGAAGCCTGTCCAGCAAGCGCATATTGTCCTATTATAGAAGAAGGGTTTATAGACAATTACATTGGTAAAAACTGTCCGGTTGAAATAGTAGAAGCATTTAAGTTATTTGCTGGATATGTATTAGACCTTAGTATACTACCTACTGACTTTACAGACATACAAACAATAGTAGACCTTGTTAGGCTTCACATACTCATAAGGCGCTGTGACCTCTATCAGAAAAATAAACCTATATATGATTATAAAAGCGGAGCAGTTGTACAAAAAACAGGTGTAGTAAAAAGAGATAAAATACCTAATCTTGGATTTGAAATGACAACAAAACTAAGAAATGATTTATCTAAAAAATATGACTCACTAATTGCTACACGAAAAGAAAAATTAAGAGCAGAAACTTCTCTTGGAAAAGGTAAGAGTGATTTAGCACAAATCTTCTCTTCACTTACATCTGCTGGAGCCAAAGCACAAGAACTAAAAGAATTACAAGAAAAAAACGACGATAGTATAGAAGACGCAGAATACAAAGAGGAGGATAACACATAGGATACAATGGCAAGTAAACAAACAACAAAAACATCACTACCTAAGAGTTCGATTAAATCACCTAAACTTGTAAAGGGCTTTCCCACACCGTTACCACAAGGAATGGTTCCTGCTAAAGGTGGAATACCTAAGCAAGGAGATAGATAAAACATATGGCTAATTTACTAGGAGTAATGAAAGCTGCTGGGCTTGGGATGGGAGCAGCAGGTAGGGCCGGACTAGGAGCAGCACGATCAAATCTTGGACGTGGGCTATCACGAGGACGTATAGCACGAGGAGCACTATGGTCAGGTGGAGGGGCTCTAGCAGGTGGGGCATATTCATCAACACGTGGTGAAGGCTTTGGATCAGGAGCAATAAAAGGTGGTATGCTTGGAGCAGGCGTAGGAGCAATAGGTGGAGCAGCTGGATTACGATCAATATATAACGCTGGAGCAATGAGATACTCAAGAGCAGGTGGATCAATTGGTGGAGGAAGAGCTTCTAGTTATGTTGGTAGAGGATTAAATAAATTAGCAGAGTATGAACAGAAAGCAGTTCGAATGGTTGCTGGACAAAGTAGACGAATCTACTAATAGAAAGATAATGACTACATATTAGATGGCTATTGGATCATCAATGCTACGAGCACTAGGCTCAGTAGTAAAAACTGGATTTAAAACAGGAACAGGAACAGCTCGTGCTGCTGGAGCAGCGGCTCCTACGGTTGTTAAAGGCGCAGCTCAACTTACAGATGATGTTGCTCGACTAGCAATAGGAACAACTAAAGTAGGATATCGAGCAGCTATGTTTAGTCCCTTTACAGCAAGTAGACGAGTTCCTATTTTTGCTCCTGAGTTAATGGGAACAAAACGAAGTGCTCCATTTCAATTTTCAGCAGCACTACAAAATAGGCTAGTAGCTGGATCAATTGGGGTCGGAGTTCTTGGCGGAGCATACTCAACAACACGCGGAGAATATAAAAACTTTAGCGCAGAGATGTCACCATCTGGTAGACTTGAAATAACGCGACCAGATATGCTTGGAGCAACTGGAGATATACCTCTAGCACTACACAATAATAGAAGATAGTAGTGGTAAATAAACTATGAAATTTGGTAGAGTAACAAGTAAAATACCGGCTGCTGGAATGCATATTGCAGGAACATCTCTTGGATTTGGTTTATCCTATTTAGATATGAAGAATAGGATAGCAAACGGAGAAAATCCAATAGCCGCAGCAGGACGAGCAGCAGCAGAAGGAACGCTATATGCTGCTATGGGATTTCTACCTGCTACGCTTGTACTTCAAGGCCCCGCAATGGGAAGAGCGTTAGCAACAGCATCACATACACATTATAAGAATTATCAGTCCCTACAACGTAAACTAAAGGAACCTTTCTCACATTCATTCGCACACACAGACGCAACAATGCAATCACAACAACAAGGAATGCAATCTCTTGGAGTTGCACGTGGATTCATTGGCTCGGAAGCTGGGCTATTTGCTCAGAGATATGGTAGAAGGTAGTTATTACCAAATGTCTTTTCCTATAAAAGAGCCATGTAAAATATGTGGAAATTTACTGTGGACTGACGATTACGATGATACCTGTTGGATGTGCAGATACCGTCTTAAAAAAAAAGAACACATGTACTAAAGAAGACTGTAAAACATGCAGCATAGCTAAAGTAAACACAACAAACAACAACAACTAACTACTCTCAACTCACGACACAACACACACACAACTACCCCAAAATAGTGTAGTGGTTAACATATAATTCCTCATCTTAGCCACTACACAACCTTCTTTAGCAACAGCAATACTACCCTCTATTAATAATAACACATATATACTCTTATGCCTACATCATCTACTAATGACCTTAATTTAACAAAAGCCCAAGAATCTAAAATTATAAAGATAATATCGGATCCAATCCTTTGGGCAGAAGCAATCTTAAAAAATCCAGATGACTTTGAACATTCCCCACTTGTACTAAATGACGTTGAGAAACAGATTCTTTCAAGTAAAAGTAGAAAGAATGTAATACGAGTACACAGACGATCAGGTAAATGTGTAGCACAAAACGAACGTATTCCACTATCAACTGGTGAAAGAGTAAAAGCCAAAGATTTAATTGGAAAACAATTTTCATTATTGACTATTACAGATAGTGGTATCATAGCAGTTCCTGCACTCGCTGAATATAATGAAGTTGAGCCAGTATATGAACTAACAACTGAGAGTGGAAGAAAGATTATACGAAACGCAGATCACCCGCTTTTTTGTGCAACAAAACAATCAACTCGCGGTCGTCCAATAATTAAGTCTTTAGGATGGACACCTTTAAAGGATATTTCTAACGACCAACTTGTTGCGATTACAGAGTACTTTAAGACTAGTAGTACTGTATGCACAAGCTCAGAAGATGAATTAAAGGTTCTTGCTTATTTACTTGGAGATGGTGGCTATACTGGAAAAAATATAGTATTCACTCAGCAAAACAACAAACAACTTAAAGAGTTTCATAGCTGTATAGAAAACCTTGGTGGAAGATTAACAGCACTTAAGCACAAGGATCAAAAATATGGTTGGGGAGTACGTGGCCCATTAGGAGTATGCAACGGACCTAAAGGTAAATCCAATCCTATAATAAATCTACTACGTAACCACAAAATGATGCATGTACACTCTAGAGATAAATGTGTACCAGAGTTTGTATTTACACTATCAAAACCACAAATAGCTTTGTTTTTAAATAGATTGTTTTCTACTGATGGTTGGGCATATGTTAGGCCCGATGCTCAGCATGGTCATGGTTCAGATGAGATAGGTTTCTGTTCTGTATCAGAAAGATTGGTTCGTGATGTACAGGAGTTGTTACTATATTGCGGTATTTGTTCAACTATTAGATATAGACAGAAAGTAAATGCTTGGGTATTAGAAATTCATAGGGCTTCAGACCGACTTAAGTTTTGCGAACATATTGGTATCTATGGAAAAGAAGATAAACTCTCTTTACTAAAAATTAAGGCGGTTAAAATAGCAACAAGTAGGTCATCATCATGGAGACACGACAAGGCTCCAGAAACAACAAGGTGGGAAAAAGTAGTATCTATACGTTGTGTAGGAAAAGACCAAACAATCGCAATTGCAGTACCAAACCACAATACCTACCTTACTACATTCTACGAGCATAATTCTTATTCACTTACAATACGGGCACTCTGGAGGGCACTAACTCATGAATCAAGTCAAGTATTAATTATATGTCCAGATCAGCCTAAAGTAGATACTCTTTTCGAATTAATAAATGAGTTTATACGAGTAAGTCCAGGATTAGAAGGATCAGTAGTTTCTAATCAAAAGAAACCATCAGTTATAAGATTTTCTAATGGATCAATTATAAAAGGATTTACAACCGGAGCATCTTCTAATAGAGAAGCACGAACACTAAGAGGTCAATCAGCAGATGAAGTAATGGTTGACGAAGCTGCCTATCTTGGTAAAGGTGACTGGCCAGCAATTACTCCAATTATGTATGGAGATGCAACACGAAATGTTATTTGTTGGGTAGCATCTACTCCTACAGCAGAACGTGGCATGTACTATAAATGGTGCACAGATGATCAAACAGATTCTATTGATCCCTGGCGTCAAGTGTTTATGCCTGTAACAAAAAACCCAGACTATCCAGACGACAAGATTGCTATAATAAAAGCAGAAGAAACTGAAGCAACTTGGTATCAGGAATGGATGGCTGAGTTTCCAGATATCGGAGAAGGAGTTTTCAAAAACTCTTATGTAGATAGAGCCCAAAAAGATTATTACTATCACTCTCTTACAAATATAAGCCTACCAGGACAACATCCTTCTAAGAATGCTACACGAACAATGGGTGTAGACTGGGATAAGTATAGTGCTGGACCAAACATAGTAATAGTTGAAATGGATATGGAGTCCAAACGATATAAGATAGTATACGCAGAAGAAATACCTCCACATGAGTATGTATTACAAGAAGCTGTAGATAGAGTTATAGCTCTTGATGATTTATTTGACTGTAACCATATCTATGTTGATAGAGGATATGGAGAAATGCAAGTCGAGTATCTACATAAATATGGATTGGAACACCCGTATACAAATCTACATACTAAAGTAGAAGGCTATACCTTTAGTGATTACATAGAAACAATAGATCCAGTAGTTGGAAAAGTAAGAAAACCAATTAAACCACTTATGGTAAACATCTTAGTTAAGTGGATGGAAGATAATAAGTTTATATATTCAAAATATCACAAAACACTGACTAAACAATTTAATGATTTCAAAGTAATTGGTGTATCAAACTCTACAATAAAATATACAGGCGAAAACGATCACATAATAGCAGCATTGCTACTAGCTAGCTTTGCAATGCATAAAAACTTTGATGATCCCTTTAAGCTAAACGCAGCAACAGATAGTTATGTGTTACCAATGCCAAAGTATATTAATGCTGAAGATGCTAAAAAGAATAAAGAAGATATTAGAAGAGAATCATATGTATTTTCTGTAGAAAGAGATGAAACTCCAGGTTACTCCCGTAACTTTACACGAAAAGGATTACCTCCAGTTGATACAGATTTTTCATTCCAACGAAAGAGTTTTTAGGTAAGAGACATATGACAATATATAAAACACATGAAGACGCAGCTAAAGCCCATAATGATAGGTTTATAGCGCTGCTCGTGCAAGCAGAAACTTTAAACACAAAAATACAAACCATAAATGATAAAATAAGCACAACGGATACATGGGATGATACTGTATATGAGCAGTGGCGTCAGATACAGATATTAGAAATAGAAGCTTGGGAAACATATACCGAAGCCCAACTTCATCTATTAGCAGCAGACAAGCATACTCAAAAAGCAAAAGTAAACGCTAGCGGACAAAGTGCTAAAGTAATAGACCTCTATTAAGCTTTCGTGGGCTGGAGGAAGTGAGTCGTCCTCCCACACTTTCTTTAGCCTACGATTATTATATACATAAACTATGATTGGATAATTGTGTATCTTGGACTTTAAAGATCTTACTAAAAAACCTGTAATAGACTATATACCAGAGTTTGTAGAAACACCAGAACCAGATTTAACACCTATTGCAGAAGTTAATATTGGAGATCAAACAGAAGTTTCTATTCAACAATTAGAGGACATTAGATATAAACTAGAATATGAACTTTCTAAAGTAGCAGAACTACAAGATACTCTTCTATCTACGTTATCTGATGATGCACCAATTCCTATTCCTGACGAATTACAAGACTCAATAGGTAAACAAACAACAACAGTTTCTGAATATATGGCTGGCCTTGGAAGTCAAGAATATGGAGCAATTGCTTTAGCAGAAGTTGTTGAAGATCACTACTTAAGTAATGATCAAAGACCTGAATTTTTGTATGCTTCTATATTAGAAGATATGAAGTATACACTACAATCCTCACTTCATTCTCTATCCTCAGAATTGTTTTCAGATTTTTATAAAGAAAATTATTCTGGAATTGTTTCAAGTAATAGTAACCATCCATCATATGCTTTATTTAACATTCTAAACGAAGATGCTAGCGCTTCACAAAAAATAAGAGTTGAGATACTAAAAGCAATACACACATATGGGTATAGAATAAAACAGTGTGTGGTTAAACAACTTCTTGTTGGAGGTCCTGGTAACTTTGATAAGCGACAAAAAGTATTAAATCTTTTAAACGCATTACGCGCAATGAGAAGTATGTTAAAATTTTATACTGCCATGTATGCCGCTGATTGGAAATCTATAGCCTCTTATCTTAGAACCAAACTAGCATATAGGCTATCCTCAAACATAGCAGCAAATGCATTCTTAACCTATAGAAAAGCAAAACAAGCTTTACTTGATCCAGTAAGAGATTTTTTATATGATTTAAACCCGCTTGAATATTGCCCTGCATGGGATTCTTTTATTGATAGCATACTACGAGGCACACTAAATCTTAATCGCAAATATTCAGACGTAGTTGCAGATATCTATAGGTTTAAAAAAACTAATAACAAAGTACAACTTGATAGAGCAAATCGGGCTCCAAAAGCATTACTTGTTTCAAAGAAATGGCTTCCACTATTAGACGCAGTTATCATATCTATAGAGTCTGTAATAAACACAGGTGAAGTAGATAAAGACATGATACAAAAAATACTCAATGTAGCAAACACAAAAAAAGTAAATGATATAAATCATCCTGGGTTGGTTGGAGTATTTACTGAACAAGCAAAAGAATTAGGAATAGACTTTGCAATAGACCCAGACATTGAAGACCTTAATCCAGAACCTCTATCTAATTTAGATGATGCTGATATTGCGAGAAGAGTATTTGGATTAAAACGACTTTCAGAAAGCTTCGGGGAGGATCTAAATGAAAGTAGTAAACCTGTTATTGAGGATAGCTCTTAAACCTTACTATCTTCTTAAACAAAGACAACATAAAGCATGGAAACAAGATAGACTTACAAGCGTAACAACTACACTAACATCCTCTGGTGCTCCTTTACAAGGCTATCCTTACATTAAACATGGAACATATAACTGGAATGGACTTAACTATCCAATAGATTTAGATTTAGTATTTCATGAAGTACCTATTGCAATCATAGTAACAGAGAAATATTATGGAACATATGCATATACAAACATACAAAGAGATACATGGGAAGCCTATATGAAAACCACATCACAAGCAATATATGCATGTGAGTTATCAAGATTTCCTTTACTACTAATTACCTCAGAAGATCCTATAGATGTCTATTCACTTTCTATTAGAATAGGCAAATTGATAGAGCAGAAATAACAATTTATGGCAATACTACACAGAGAAAAAATTGAATTACCGAGAACTGGCTTTGCCTATGTAGATAGAAACAATAAAGGTATACGTAAAGCTTCCTCTCTACCACGATCTGATGATCCAACTGTACCTTTTGCTATAGGATCTGGATCCCGCGCAAATGCAATGTCTGTGCCAAAAGTAGAATACGATTTACAGGCACTATATAATGGCTACATGGCAGACAGCTATATACACAGAGGTGTTAATGAGTTCTTTAATAAGATTCTAAAAGAAGGCTATAGGTTCGAATCAAAAAATAAAAAAGCAAAAGCATACATAGAACAACGTTTCGAAATAATGACAGTTGCCATGGGCGATGTTTGGCAACTACACTTCTGGGAATTTATACATGATTATATTAAATTTGGAAATGCATTTCTTATAAAAAGTAGATGGATTAGCACTAGTCCTGTTCCAGGAATGAAACTAAAAAGCCTTCATGGAAAGAAACCAATAGGTGGATATTTTGTTGCAAGTCCACTAACTATGAGTCCACAAGTAGATGATAATGGAAGAGTAACAGGTTGGGAACAAAAAGTATCAACTAAACAATCAAAGATTTTTAAAGCAGAAGACGTAATACATATAAAACATAATAGACAATCTGGACGTATATGGGGCGTATCAAAAATGCTTCCTGTGCTAGACGATGTAAGGGCATTAAGACACTGTGAAGAAATGATAGTACAACTTATCTTCAAATCTTTACACCCACTTATACATCATGAGGTTCCAGACACAACTAACACCGGAACAGGCAGACAAGAAGACGTTACAGCAGCTGCCCAAGCACATGATATCTCTGCTGTGAATGGTTATATAGTAACACCTCCAGGACATAAACTAACTATACTTGGAGTAGAAAGCAAGGCACTGCGGGCAGAAGGATATTTAAAAGCCCTTAAGACCCGCGTATTTGCTGGACTTGGATTATCTGATGTTGTGATGGGAGAATCCGCTAAGACTTCTGTAGGAACAAGTGACTCATTCTCTGGAGTAATGTTTGATCAGATACGACTGTATCAAAGAGAATTAGAGTTCTATATAAACTTCTTTATAATAAGAGAACTATTATTAGAAGGAGGATTTGATCCACTTACAGATCCAGATAGTAATGTTTGCTTATCATTTAGCGATGTAGACAGAGACAGATTTGTTAAGTTAGAAGAACATGCTCTTCTACAATATGCAGGAAATGCAATAACACTTAGTGAACTTAGAGAGATTCTTGGAAAAAATAAACTAACAGATGAAGAAGCTCAAGACCTTTATATAAATAGAATACAGATACCACTGGCAACAACTAAATCCGCACAACAAGGAAGCTCAGATGATAATGATAGTGGACAAAAAGGACCAACAGCAGCTATGCCAGCAAAACCTACATTAAAAAACAAAACTGCTCCAAAGAATCAACATAATTCAAGAATACTGACAGCTTATAATAATTTAGCTTCTTGTATTGCTAATTACGTAAGGGAACAAAACTTAATTCAATGTAAACCGCAGCCACAATATATACATGATTTATGTAGTAGTGCTTTAAATGCCTCTTATATAACATCCAAAGATATAATAGATACATTTAAACGCGCAACGTTAACTATAGTAAATGATTTAGATACTACTACTGACATGCCTATAGTTCAAGAACTATCAAAGATACATGGAGTGTTTGCGGGACTTAAGCACAATATCTTGTAAGGAACATACTCTATAATGGTAGATAAAGACGACAACAGCAAAGTATATCCTAATGACCATGACTTACTAATACGTGTTGATACTAAGGTAGACCTGTTGTTAGTAACCCAAATTGAAAAAGCAGACAAAATAGAAGTAAACAATTTAAAAATTTCTCAGGATAAACTAGAAACACGAGTAAATACATTATGGTATTGGATACTTGGATCACTTGGTACAGCAACCCTATCGCTAGGTGTTCTAGTTATTACAAAAGTAGCAGTACATTAAAGGCTATAATAAACATATGAAACGGATAGTAGAACACGTTCAATACACATTACCTAGTGTTAAGCTAACACAAGCAATAGAGTCTGTAATAGAAGAAGGCTTACCAGAAGTACTCTTTACAGAAATACGAGCAATAACTGCTAACTGGCTTACACGTAATAAAACCTATTACCCATCAGAAAGTCTTATTGGCGTACCAAATAATGGTACCGGAGCAATATCATTTATATATCCATATCCGGTACCACTATTAAGAGATCACATATCTTCACCAGATGTATATGGTTCCATACCAGCAATGCTTCCTTATGGACGAATTTATAATGCAAGTTTTCAAAATGATCCAAGATCTGATGGTGGATGGTTAAAAACAATAGCAGCCATTACAGATCCCTATGCTATTGAATCAGTACTTACTGGTAGATTCTTGACGGTAAGTATAGGAGCAGACGTAGAAGAAGTACGTTGTAGCATATGTAATACTAATCTAGCAGAAGAAGGACTATGCGAACATAATAAAGGAGAAGTATACAATGACATGGTATGCTACTGGATTATGGGACCAATTAAAGGACGTGAACTTAGTTTTGTAAATGTACCAAGTGATGTTAATGCTTGTGTTACAAATACATCTATAGATGCTGGAGAAGCAAGATTATTATTAACCAACTCAGGAGCTGACTCTTTATTTGATTTGGCAACTGGTACCAATGTATCAAGAGAACATACACTCGGAATTTCTAAACAAAATTACAGCAAGATATTAGAATCTGCTAAAGAGTTCCGAGCAATCTACAAAGAAAAAGATATTCCCAGCAATGGGTTTAAACAAATCTTTATAGATACTAAACAACGCTCGAAAATAGCGGCATAACGCGAAAGGACCTTTAGTATGAGTAAAACTACTAGAACCTTCTATGCGGCACGCTTAGTAGATAACGACTATAAAATGCACATATTTTGTAATAAAATAGATGCTGAAAATAGAGAGTCTATTATAGAAGCTGTAAAGGAAATAAAGAAGGGCAGTCATACTCCAGAGCAGATTACCGGTATTCTGGGTGTAGTTCTAGCCAATACAAAAGAGCTGCTCACTGAAGAAGATCAGAATACTATATTTCAGGGAGTAAAGCCCTCTGAATCCTTAGAAGCATATGACATAGAAGTAGACAAGGATACCTACCCACTACTCTATAATGTACTAACAGAATGTACAACTACAGATAACAATACTATACCTTCTAAACAAGAGGAAGCTAATGAAGCTATTGTAGGTGGGTTAGTAGAAGAACTAGAAAGACTACAAATTTATGATGAATCTGTAGTTCCTTTCCAAAATCTGCCTTTTACAGAAGAGGATACAGATTGGGATGGAAGTGCTTCGAAGCAAGCGCTTAAATCCTGGGCTAGTAACTCAGAAGAAGAAGTAGATTGGAAAAAATATAGAAAAGGCTTTCTTTGGTATGACTCTGAAGACTCAGACAAAGCAAGCGCTCATAAATTCCCAATCGCTACAATTATAGATGGGCGATTAACGGCTGTGCCAAAAGGTATATACGCAGCAGCTAGTGCGATTAACAAAGCCAAAATATCTGATGAAGATAAAAGCGGAATACGATCACACATAACTAAGTACTACAAAAAGTTAGATAAGGAAACACCTTGGAACAAAGAATCCAAAGAGGATCCAGAAGTACTAGTAGGTAAAGTTGAAGAACTTCAAACTGAATTAGAGCAGTTAAAAGAAAACTCTAAACCAGAAGAAGAACTAAAGGCTAAAATAGCTTCTTTAGAAACTATAGTTTCCAAGCTTAGTGCTGAATCTCACACTATGCTTGCAAGAGAAGCATCACACCTAGCTCAAAAATCTAGCTATCCAGCTGCAAAAGGTAAATCTTTTGATGAACTTTGTGAAGCGTTTGCGGCACGCACAGAAGAATCTCTAAATGACCTTATAGGTGACTTGCTTAAGTCAGATACTAACACTGAAGAGCAGGTAATTACTGTTGAGGACGTAACTGATCCTACAGTTGGAAACGATGATGGTGTTATTCCAATTGTACCAGAACTAAATGAAGATGGAACACCTGTTACAACAAACGTCCAGCAAACTACGATTAGCAACCTCACAGACGAAAATGAAGACACATTCCTGGTCTTCAATGTTACTAACGAAAATCAGAAAGAACTTCAAGCACGCATAGCAAAAATTACTAGCGTAGACTAAAGTTTTAAAAACGTTAAGGAGAATTAACAAATAATGGCTTATCTTGGCTATGTTCCAACCGACAGTCGTTGGGCAACAGAATTAGAGATATCTGGGCTTGACGCACCGGCTGAGACTTTTACAATAGATACAACACTAACTCCAGTAGGACAAGATCCAAAGTTTCCTTCAGATCACGTAGTGATTCCAAAAGGTAGACTTGTAGGTGTACATCAATATGATATTACATCTGGATCAGGAACAACACGAAATACTGGAGCTGAAGATTACGCAACAACACTAACCTTAGCAGGAAAAGTACAGTCTGACAATACTCAGATTGCTCCTCTAGGTTTTGCTGGATACAATATGTATATGCAAGCACATGCTAATAAAGCACAGTGGCAACCAGCACTATTTAAGAATAGATATATACGACTTCCTTATATCAAGGCACTTGCATCTGGAGATTTCTCTAATGCTATTCTTGGTGATTTAACTACTGGTGATAAAATTGCACCATATGCTGGTTACTCAACTGGAACAGAAGATTACCGATATATTGGTAGAGTAGTTAAGTGGAATGAACGAAGAGCTTACGTTACTCAAGCCGCAACGCCTGAACTTGTTCCTACTCTTTCCAGTGCTACATATAAATGTTTTACTCCAACACTATTACTAGCACTAGATGGTAGTGGGCTTCCAATTACTGATGCAGCTCTTGTTGATCCTTATTGGGATGGCACAAACTGGGCAGTTAGCGGAGCACCTGGAACAAGCGCTCACGTCCTTCTTTATGAGTATGGACAGGGACCAGAAATGATTGCTGGAGAAATTCTAGCCCTAGAGCATCTCACCTCTGACATGCGTGGTTGGCTAAAATGGGTAATAGATAACTATGGTGCTTGGGATCTTCCACGAATCCAAATACCTGCGAATACTACAGCAAGAAGTGTAGACTCCTCTTCTATGACAACGCTTACAGCGGGATCTGAGTGGAGACTGCCTTACTACCCATTAGCAGGATATAAGACTATATCTGTACAAGTTATACAAAACGCAAGGTATGTAGATACTGATGGCGTATGGACTACTGGTACAGCTGCTTGGAATGAGCTTCCTAAATCTTCATGGAATAATGATCAGACAATGGGTAAAAACTACTCTATTGATCCACTGACTGGTATTCTAAGAATGTGGGGAGTAACTGAACAAGATAGTACTATAATAGAGCAAGCTACTGACATACGTGTTACGTACTACTCAGAGGATGACGCATATACATCTAACCACGGAAGAGATTTCGCGACAGGACAAATGAATCTAACAGATGGAGCAAACACATATGGCTACGCTGGTGTTCCAGCAGTCTATGATGTAGCAGCATCTCTAGGTATATTAAGGGTAATGATTAGATAAATCGTATGGGGTAGGAGGTAAAGCACTATCTATCATCCTACCCCAACTTTAAATTCATTACTAAAAAAAACGTATAAATATTATACATAACGTAAGGAGACTTCACAAAAATGCCTAATAAAAAGCTATTTGGCGATTTAGTTAAAGAGCATGTTGCAAAAGCATCAAAGATTGAGATTCCAGGAATCGAAGGTGGAATAGATCTTCAATACATAGAAACACAACGTGCCTTATTGAATAAGTTAATGAGTACTGATAGCTCAGCTCGACCAGAGGTTCACATCCCTCTAAAAGAAGCTTTGTTCTCACCAGATGCCTCAGTCTTATTCCCAAAAGTAATTAGTGACGTTCTAATGCGACCAAAAGAACCCGTAATGTTTGGTCAAACAGTTCTAGCTAAGACTATTACTATAGATAATACACGATCAGTAGAATTTCCTACTATAGGTGCTGTTCGTGCTAAAGACCTAGCAGAAGGCCAAGAATTTCCTGAAGTTCAGCCTCCGTTCGGCGAAGCGATGACTGAGATCAAGGTCGGAAAAGTAGGTCTTTTAATAGCGGTATCAGAAGATGTTATCCGAGACTCTATGTGGGATGTACTCGCACTCTACATAGAGGCAGCAGGATATGCTATGCTTCGACACAAAGAAGAAAAAATCTTCAGAGAGTTCCAATCAAAAGCATATGTAGCAATAGATAACTCTAATACCACAGACGAAAACGGATGGACAAAAGGTGTAGATGCCTCTGGTAATATCAACGGATCTCTATCTTTCAACGACCTTATTGATTCAATAGGTTGCTTGATTGCTCATGAATATGCTCCAACTGATATTATAATGCACCCACTTGCTTGGACTATCTTTATGAAGGATCCAAGACTCCAGTTCCAGTTACTAACACATGGTTCAATTGGAACAACTTATGGAACAATGGGTCAAGATAATATAGCTTCCAACTTACCTTGGAATCTTAATGTAATGATAACTCCATTCTGTCCATATTCTACAAGTACTGCGCTAACATTAGATAGCGTTGGATCTAACCGAACAGGCCCCGTTTCTGATATATATATCGTTGATAGAAACAACGGTATAGTGATTCTAGAACGTGATCCAATGATGATAGATAGCTTCGATGATCCAAGACGAGATATCTTGTCTATGAAATTCAAAGAACGCTATGGATTAGGTCTATTAAATGGTGGAAAGAGTGCAGTTGCACTAAAGAATATCCATATTACACCTAACTATGAACCACTCTACTCAGTAAGAACAAAGAGTATGTAACCTCAACTATAAGAACACTGTGGAGTCAGATAAACCATGACTCCACAGTATCTTAATACTTATCTATCTAACATAAGAAGGCAGTAATGGATCTAACTACACGATATTATCCAGCAGTAATTGCATATTCTCCAACAACTGCTACAACAGGAGTAGGAACACTACCTAATATTACAGTAGAGTTCTCTATGCCTGTAGAGCAAACACAATTTTCTAGTACTATAAATCAATATATGTTGTTGGTAAATCAAAATACTGGGGAATCTGTAGATCTAGTATACTCCTCTTATAATTCAAGTATAGATAAGCTAACTGTAGTTCCTTCAGCGTCTTTAACGAATGGACAATACTATCAAGTAACAGTACTTAATGATGTCGTATCAGAAGCCGGTAGGCAAATGGCTAATGATGTTACTTGGGTATTTCAAGTAGATGCTGATTCACTACTACAAACAACACTAATTGCTCCAGCAACAAATACTTCACATACAACAATACCAACACTTGTATGGTCGGCAGTAGCTAGTGCTCTAAATTATGATGTATATATTGCTACATCTCCACAGTTTAATACAGAAGCATTAATATACTCAGACCCAACCTCAAGTGTATATTTAACTCCAGATACAAGTTTATTTACAGACACAAAAACATACTACTGGAAAGTAAGAGCAACATCAGGAACAACAGATGGACCATGGAGTGATTATAGATCCTTCTTCTATGGAACATTTGTAAGCGCAGCAATAGATAGTAAGATAAAATATCCACGGGCAAGCGATTTTGGTGCTACAACTTTATATCCAACATCAGAATCAAGTAATCAACAATCTTGGCCAACAATCTCTATAACATTTTCAGATACAGTAGCATCTGGTACAGTTAACTCTACAAATTTTGATATCACATATGCTCCAGTAGATGATGATCCAAGTGGAAGCACCGGAACCCTAGCGGGCACACTAACTACAGTTGGATCCTCTGTAGTCTTTACTCCAACAGATTCTATGATTCCAAATACTAAGTATACAATGACAGTAGCCAACATACAAAGTATTTCTGGAAATACAGCGGCAAGTTTATCTTACTACTTTACAAGTAACTATGTCCCATACTACATAGGATACGCTACACTAAGAGCAAAATTTGGGGAGTTTCTATCAGACTACACTATAGACTTTATTAATAGGCAGATATTTCTATCATCTATAGAGTGTAATAAATATCTATGGGCAGCATATAATTCATCTACTCCATCTGTTTCTGCGCTAAAAACATATCTACGTGATACTACATATGATATGGCTAAATTTGTAACAGTACACTCCGCACATGCTTTACTTCGATTAAAAAGATATGAACTTCTTGAAGAAGCAGATAGACGAAAACAACTTGGAGACTTCACAGTAGACGTAGGAAGTACTGTACTTACAGAACTTGGAAAAATATTAAAAGATTTAGAAGATGAAGTAGAAGAAATAGAAGTCATGTTTGGAGCACAAACTATTCCTAAAGTGGGAGTACGCTCCAGTAGATGGAATCCAAGTGAAAGACGCAATGACCAGTCACTAAATGTACCTGGTATGTTTAAGAAAACATTCTAAAGTAATAACAGTATGTCAACAAACTTTCCAACAGATTTAGATACACTAACCAATCCTGTTGCAACAGATAAGCAATCAGTTGTTCCACACGCAACTCAACACTCAGATTCCAATGATGCAATAGAAGCTATAGAAGGAAAAGTTGGAGTAACAGGATCTGTAGTAACCTCTTCATTAGATTATTTAACAAAAGTATCTACGGACCCAGGACATACACATACATTCTTTACAAGCGCTACAATTCCTAATCTAAGTGTACCTGTTTTATTACTTGCTAATACACTAACAGCAAGCGGTATACTATCTGCCCCAACTATAAATATTCCAGTTCTACTATCTGCTAATGTAATAGATGCCAGTGGAAACATAAATGCACCTAATATATATGCATCAACTTTACTTTCTGCTAATGAAGTAACTGCTAGTGGTGGAATAACGACACCAGAAGACATAGAAATTACAGCAGATAGTAAAAGTTTAAAATTAGGTACTGCTGGTGATGCCTCACTAACTTTTGATGGTAACTCTCTTGAAATAGTTGCTAATGTTGTAACTGCTGGCGATGATATGAATCTAATAGCAGATAATATAACCTTAGACGCTGCTACAACAGCTACAATTAATGGAGCTGGTTACCCAAGCATCTATATGAAGCGTGGTGGTGCAAATCTTTTAACACTGGCTGGAACTATAAGCTGGGATCAACTTGTGTTCATACTGTATGACGATGTTGGTAACGATATAATAATCGCTAACAGTTCGGGTACGTGGTCCAATTTTGATCACGGACTGCAAACAGATCCAACATTGTTTATACACTCAGATACAAGTCCAGATACTAATAATACTCAGTGGATGTCATTACATCACGATAAAACAGATGCCAACATCAACACTGGAACTGGAGATATAAATATAACTCCAGTATCTACTGGTAGTGTTGTATTAGGAGATGGAGGGACAACCCACTTCCTATCTGTAGATTCATCTGGAGTTGTTAGCCTTAATGGTAACGCAAGAGTATGGGTATCAGATGACCTTCCTGTTCAAGCAGTAAAAATACCTGCTGCTAACTATCCAGCTAATGATAATATAGATAACTTTGGTTTCCATAGATATGATGCCGGGACAGAAGAAAGTGTTTACTACACGTGGGTTGTGCCTTTAGATTTCGCAGAAGGAACAGGAAGTCTAAGAGGACACTATGCTTTTGTGGTAGAAAGCCCTCCAGATGGAACAGGTGATCTCAATGTCCGTATGGGATTTGAATATAAAGGAATAACTAAAGGTGATGTGTTTACTTTTGCTACAGACACATCTACTGGTTACATAGATGAAACCATAGAAGACGATGAAACAGCCTTTGAGATGCATATTACAATAGATGGAGTTTGTGATACTACGAATTGGCAACCACATGACAAGATACTATTTAGATTTTATAGAGATGCTACAGCAGATGAAGACACTTATGATGCTGATGTATGGATAAAGAACTATCACTTAGAATATTTGAGTAATAAACTCGGAGAACCATCTTAATGTCTGATATATATGAAAAAGTAACTGGCGGAATTAAAACAACAACAGAGCGAATAGAAGCCACAGATTTACTAGAAGAGCAAAAGACTTCACTACAGGCAGAGATAACAAGACTTCAAGCAAGAATTGCAACAATAAATTTGAAACTAGCAGCCAAAGTAGCCGCCATAGACAACAAATAGAAGAGATATGTGGAATGCAACTTATGAACAACCAAACGTATGCTACAATGACCATATACAATATGATGGTTTAGGCGGCAAACGAGGAAAGCATCGTATGCAAATACTACAACGACTATACGCTACTACAACAACATTACGTGGAATTGTTCTTACTGAACGTGGAAGTGCAGATATTGCAATACCAACACACTTCGAAGTCGGAGATGTGACAATTAAAAAAGATGCTGCTGACTTTACTAACATTGGAACACTACCAACTACTGGTACCGGAGGATTAGTTGAAGCAGAGCTTAGTGCTTTAGAATTAACATGCCAGAGTTTAATACTAAAATTTATAGACCAATCATCTCCAAAACTCTGGGAAGATGAAACAATACTGATAGACACATATGGAAATGTAGATTCACAACATCCATATCTAGATGTAGCAATTTCTAGTAGAGCAGCAAGTGGTATAGTAAATCAAACTACAAATGCACATGTTGTATCAATAGGATCTGTAGTAACATCTGATTTTACTTCATTAAATTCATTTAAAGCTAGAGATACACAACCTCTAGTAAGAAAAAGATAAAAGGATAATACAGATATGACAGTAGGATGGAATCAAACAAAACCAGTAGATGTAAATATAGCAACAAATGAGCTTATAACGCATGCTACTGGTGTAACACTAATAAATAGTGAAGCAATTTTAAGCACATGTGAAAGCGCATGGACAACAGGAACATCTGGTATAACATTAGACACATCAACAGTAAATAAAGTAGGAACATATTCAGCAACATTTGAATTAGATTCATCTGCTTGTACTGGAATAAAAGCACATGTAGCTCCTGCTACTGCCGATACAGATATAACATCACGAACTCATCTTAGTTGTTATGCTAAAGTAACATCTGCATTACCTACTGGAGAACTTAAAGTAGGATTTGATAATACAGCACTAGCAGCAGGAACTCAATACTACGTTGATTTACCAGCAATAGCGACTAAAGAAACATGGTATAAACTACAGTTACCTCTAATTAGTGCTGATTTAACTGCTGCTAATTTAGCAACTCTAGACAGTGTATCTTCATTAGTTCTTTATATGGACCAAGGAACGATAGCAACATCTGCTACATGGACTGGAGTTCTATTCTTAGATGATATACGAATAGAAACAAATTCATTTATAGGTAATGAAGATATAGTTATACCAGAGAGTTCTACTCTTGAAGGTAAAATATTTAAAATACCAGCAGCATGGACTTCACCTGCTCAATTAATATCTTCAAATAAAGCGGCAGTTGTTACTGAGATTACATACTACAATGCATCGTTAGAAGCAATGGATCAATCTAAGCTATCTGTAGACCAGTATCTTGATGACCATCCACGAGCAGCAACTTATGTTCAAGTAGAATTTGATAGCGAAATAGGTTCTAATGAACTTAGAATAGGAATGGTTCAATAGAATGGCAATACTTTCTAACACACTTAACACAACGTTAGTCAATGAATCACCAATAGCAGTATCAGGAACAGTATCTTCTAATGCTACTCTACTGGGAGCAGGATACATATTACCAAATACATTTGTAGCAAGTGGACAAATAACAATAGATGCAGACAATGGTGCTCTATCTACTCACTACGGAGTAACAGGTTTAACTGTACCTAGTCCACTAAAAGAACGATATTCTCTAACAGTAAGAAATGGATTTACATTAGGAAGCATAGATTGCTATGTATACCATGCAGAACTAGGTATTCCTTACGATAACGTATACAGTAGATTAACTTCATTCACAGTAGCAACTTCTGGTGACTCATTTGATCCAAGTGGAACAGGTCACACAGCAGTAACTAAATTAATTGATGGAGCATATCTAGGAAGCGGACTAGCACTTACATTTGTAAATGCTGCTTCTGGCTTATTTGATGAAACAATTGATTATATAGTTAGGGAAATATAACAACATGGCTAAATTTCAAATCAAGTCTATACTAACAACACCTAACACTAACGAAAGAGATGAGATCTTTAACTATTTAGTAACTAAACTACCTATTGCTATGAGTGAACGAGGAGACAGCCTTACACTTAAAAATAATCTTGATGGAACATATACAATAACATGTAGTTTATGTGTAGAAAAGCAATCAGACCAAACTACAATTAATACCTATCTAGTAACTAAGTTAACTAGTGGTAGTGTAAAACAAATACTTTATCGTCATGATGAAAGTTCTCCTTGTGAGATTATTTCTGAAGTAGAAAGGTAAAATCATATGACGACTACTAATATACTTCCAGATAGCTATCCATTAGAAATACCAGAAGACTGTATTCTATATTATGACTTTGCAGACTCAACTCTTGAAACAAATGATAGAATAGTAGATCACAGTATGACTCCACATGGAAATCCAGCCCATGGTGACATTATGGGTATTGGATACAATGGTAGCCTAGATGGGCCTACGTGGAAACCAGAAGCAGGTGGAAGTCTATATTTTGATGGAGTTAATGATTCTGTAGAGATATTTGCTAATACTACAAGTGGAATCGAACACCTCTATGGTGCATCTGGAATGACAATATGTGTGTGGGCTAAAATAGAAAACATTAATGCCGAGTTTAGCCAAACATTCTTTAACCAAGATGAAGCAGGTGGTGTATGGAATGGTACATACTTTACTTTTTCTGGTACTGGAGATGGAGGCACACACCTACTAGGTCTTGCTATACACGGAGGTAATACTTTCTCAACAGAAGCTGTACCAGGAATTGTTAATAATATATGGATGTTCTATGCAACAGCATACAACATTATACCAGAAGGTCCTAGAAAATACTACTATGTAAATGGTGTACAATTAGGAGGTCTAAATGGTGCAGCAATTGGAATACAGATACCAGAGTACCAACCAAGTACAATTTGCCGCTTAGGACATCGTAATGGTGTTAGACTTTTTGGTGGATCAATGGGTCAAATAATGATATTTGATAAGCACATAGGCGCTCATAAAATCAAAGAATTACATAATAAACACGCACATAGATATGGTCTAAAGGAAATATAAGTAATGGCCTTAGCAACATTAGCACAATTTAATACACATATGAATTCATCTACTGAATTTTCAAAATATACTTATAGATAAATTCTAAAGATAGTATAGAAAATATATTATTGCTAGTGGAGAGGATATAAATATATTCTCCTGTGAAGCGGGTCGTATTCAACCCTCTCGTTGAGAAAATTGAACTAGATAACATGAAATCAATAGACTTGAACTCTTTGATTTTATAAAAGAAAATATAGTATTAGTTATAGCATATGCGAATAAAAAAAGAGTTTGAAAATTTTATAAATAATTATGCACACTGGATAATTTATATAAGACAAAATCTAGAATTTCCATGTCCAGATTGCTATTCTGAAATATCTAATGAAGGTTCTGGGCTATGCCCTACATGTTATGGAACAGGACATGTAATAACATTAGAACGCATACCAGTAAGATTTAGAAGATTTAGTCTTACACACGATGCTGGTTTAGCACAAGGTATAATGTCTGATTTTGATATGTTGGTATACTTCAAACAAACTGCTTATCCAAAACAAACTGACCTTGTACTAGAAGTGGAATGGAATGTTCCAATATCTTCAATAGAATCACAAGGACAACCAACAAGCATAATACATGTATATAGACTAAAAGAGTTAGAAGCATATAGAGAAGAAGAACTTAGCTTTTTTGTCGGTGGATGCTCTATAGAAGATTCAACAAAAGAATTTTTACAAAAAACAATACTATCTACTGGGATATAATAATAAATGTCATCTATACCACTACTACTTATAGGATCAGCGTTTGATGGGCCACTAGAAGAGCCTACACTAATAACAGATTATAGTGAAGCACATGAACTATTTGGCGCATATAGGTATGAAGCGTTTACCCTTACACCCTCAAGTACAGGTATTACTCTTATGGTTACTCCTTGGAATAACTCTATTGATGTTTTATATGCTACCAATACAGGAACACATGAACCTTACTACTTACATAATCTTACACTAACAGGAACAACTATAGCCTTTAACAAAGTAGGAGAACACAAAAATATTATAGTAAGGTTTTTAAGAGAGGCTGGACCTACAAATCTAACTAGAGGTTTAGCAGAAGCACAAACAGCAGACCCAGAAACAATATATCTAATGCGAGTTGGTGGAACAAAAGCATCAACTACATTAGGAACAGGAAGTAGTTATGTTTCTGTAGAATCACGTTATGGAGGAACTACCTATAACTCTGTAACATTTACAGCAACTGGAGGGTTCTTAAAAGTAACTCAAAACGGATTATATCCAACTAGATGGTATAGCGATTGGCCGTTAACCGCAGCAGAATTAACAAAAGAAATAAACACAGACTATGCTAAAGGGTATGGAATGTTAAAAGCTACAGCTGTAGTTGGTAGTGGAACAATAGAAGGCATTAGTTCCATACATCTAACTGGTGGCTTGAATGGTACATTTGAATCAAGCGCAGTTACTTCACTTTTAACTAGGATTGATTTATCAAGAATTAGGATAGTTTCACTTCTAGGATTAGACTATGAAGATATATCTGGCTCAGTAAACACAGCATTATTTGAAGATATGTCTATACCTACTATGTTTGTACAGAATATGAAGAGCAAAGAAAGCTCAGCAAGTTCTGCTGCTTATGCTACTAGCTTGCTTCCAAAGACTCCAAAACTATACTTCTTATCGTTAGTAGCTGCTTCTGGATGGTTCACCCCATACAATGGTATATCATATTGGAATGGAGCAGCAGCTCCTTATGCAACACTACTAGCAAAAGAACCAATTACTACATCTTGGAAAAAGATAGATGTACCAGATTTTACACCTGTATATTCTGCAACCTCAATTGATGAACTTGTTAATGCAGGTTTTATATTCTTAAATAGAACAATATCAAAAGGAGTTACAGTTTATAGAGGAACAACTTCAAATAGTAAATGGAACTCTACTTGCTTTATAGCTTATCAAACAGTATGTTCAAGACTGTATGATGCATTAAGTAACTACATAGGAGTAACAAACTATTCTAAAACTGAAGTAAACTCAAACGTAACAAACGCACTACAAAATATACCAAGTGCAAAAGATGTAAACTACGTAATAGAATTTTTACCAACGTCTATAAATATACTAGTAAAGCTACAAGTTATTGGAGAAATCCAAACAATGTCCTTTAAGATAGGTGTGTCAACAAATGCCGCGTTACCTCAATCCAACTAACATACCAGAACTCTTACATGCTAGTATGCAACACTCTGTAATAAGTGATACACTCTTTACAGAAAAATATCCAGATGAAGCTGTTACTATTCCAACAATAGTATGGAGTATTCATAGACGTATACCTGGTAAAGACGGAAAAGAAACAAGAAAACAAAGAATACGAAAAAAAGAAACATCAAGTAATAATAAAAGTGTTCTATACTTTGGACAATGGACAACGGTAATATATCAATTTGATTTATATCATTCTTCAGACCATGAAGTAAATAACTTGATGATGCGATTTGAGCAATTTCTAATGGAGTCTACTCCTGCTCTAGTAAGAGCTGGAGTTGAGACATTCATTTTTAATGAACAGGTAAAAGACTACACATTACCACCTGTACCATCTAGAACTGCTATTAGATCTCTTAGATATCTAACAGTGTTTACAGCGATATATCCAGTATATCTGGAAAATATACGAAATATAAAGTTGATAATAGATATGGATGCAAAATTAGAAACTCTTGCAATAACAAGAAGTGCACTAACTATTGATAACATCCCATTACAGGAAACAGTAGACAACATAGTGCAAGATTTACGTATAGTAGAGATATACCAAGTAGGAGATAATCAAATAACTTCTGGAACAATACCAGACTATATACTTAGTATAGACTACTATATAACCAAAGACGACGTTTCTGGGCAGTTATCTGTTGTTTGGATTACTGGGGGGAAGTCTCCAGAAACAGGTGCTACTTACTATATATACTACGAGAAAGTCGATGAATATTTAGAAATAGATACTCTAAGGACTCTTTAAATTAATCTTCATCGAAGGAGACAAATCAATGCCAAATGCAAATATACCAGGACTGTCTATTCACTACAAAGATAATGGTCTTCTGGTTCCTATTGTTGAGGGAGGCCCATTAACCGACACTATACTAGTTATCGGTACTGCATTAGACGGCCCAGTTGGGCAAGCTGTACGTGTAAATGCTAGTAATGCTGAAACGCTTTTTGGGCCACTTGTATACAATCAATACTATTCAGTACCATCAACTTCTACCGCTACAAGCGGAGACTACAACAACAACACACTAATAAAAGGAATGTATGAAGTAGCTCTAGGAGGGTGTGCTGACATTCTACTAATGAGGGTTGGTGGAGAATGTGCAAATTCTGCAGACTCTATATTAGATGGAACAACTATGACATTACGATCTATTTATCCAGGTCGTATATATAATGGAATAAGTGCAGCTTTTACTTCAGCTAATGGCACAATGATAATAGATCAAACTTTACTTGCAAAGGGAGATTCACTTACATATACTCTTACTGGAAAAACTATTGCACAGTTAATGACAGAAGTAAATAATGACCTAAGAAATAGAACAATAAGGGTATTAGCAAACTCTACAAGTTCATATACAGAAAATCCTCCAACTGCTACATTAAATTCCACATTCTTCCTATCAGGAGGAACAAACGCTTGTGTTGGAGATGGGCTAACTGCAGTAACAGATTATGCAACTGCAATAGCTAATCCAACAAGTGGAGCATTTAGCGAATTAGAAGATACAGCAGCAGATATAGTATATCTCTCAGGTATCTATGCAGATGATGACCTATCTGGAGATGATTCTGGTAACTCATCAATTGCTACACAATTAGCAAGTGCTTTATTCTTAGCAGCAATAAATGGATTCCCAAAAATAGGAGTTATTGGATTAAATCCATTACTTAACGTAGCAAGATCAGATATAGCAACTCATGTAACTAACTGTATAACAAGTACAGCAGCTATGGCAGATGCAAATAGAAATATCCTAAAAATGGGATATATAATGAATGCAGCACAACAAGGTGCTTCCCAGTTTACAGCAAGTGATCCTCGTACCGGAGTAACTGTAGACACAGGAAGATATATGCAAGTAATAGCTGGACCTGATGTTATACTATCACAAAAACAACTAGGAGCATACATAGATAGCCCAGCTGGAGTTTTTGCTGGATACATGAGCACACTACAGCCTCAAAGTGCAACAACAAACAAATCACTACCTGGACTTGAAGGAGTTACTTATGAGTTTACAAATAAGCAAGTAAACCAACTAGCCGGTGGACAAGCCTACAATACAACTGACGATCTAAATGGTTATGGTGGAGCATATGTTGCACTACGAAGAGCCAGTGATGGACGATTAGTTGTAAACCTTGATAACACAGCAGCAGTACGTAGAAGTGACTATAAGCATGCTCAGATTATGCGAATAGTTGATGCTGTAATTGAAAGAATAAGAAACATAGGTTTAGGATTCATAGGAGAACCAAACCACTTTGGAACAAGACAAGCGTTCCGAAATGCAATACGAATAGAGTTAGATGCAATAGCAGAAAGCAGAGCTATAGCTGGTGGAGAAAACATTGGATACAGCTTCTCAGTAACTGCTAATGCTGTAGATACAGTTCTAGGTCGAGTAAGAGTAGAGCTAGTTATACGGCCAGCCCTACAAATACGGAGCATTAACGTAACAGTCGAACTTGCTCCACCAACGGGTGCTTAAGGAGTTAATTAAATGGCAGACCGAATATTAGCAAACAATAAACTCAATATGAGAGCATTCTCTGGATGTGACATGACTGCATACATAAATGGTAAGCAGTGTGGAACACTACAGGCTGTTACTGTCAGCATTACAAGAGAAGCTTTACCTATATATACAATGGGAAACTGTGACTTACGTGCTGTTGTACGTGGAAAACGCGGAATAGCTGGAACGTTAGTATTTACTAACTTCGATAGACATGCTCTGTTAAGAGATCATTTTGCAGATGATACAGGAAAAACACTGTATGGTACAAGGTTTGGAGAGATTGAGCAAATGGAAAGACTCATAAGTGAAACTGAGTATTCACAATTCTCTTCAGTAAATGCTATAAGCGATATAAATAACCGCTTTGCAATAAATGGAAACCCAACAGTAGACCTTCTTCCTGGAGCAAATGGTAATGATGTAACTCTTACTAATGTGCAAAGAGAAGTTGCAGAAGTCTATAATATGGTAAGAAATAGAGTAGTAAGATACTCTGATGAAATACCTGAGTTTGATATCTGTCTTACAATGGTAAACGAAAATGGAGATGCAGCATGGGCAACCATCAATGGTATTACTCTTCTAAATGAAGGAAGTGGATATACTATGGATGATTTAAGTTCAGAAATTGCATATACCTTTATAGCACGAACGGTTATACCTCTAACTGCTATTGAGTCTCCTGTACAGTTTAACTCTAAGTACGGTACAACTTAAAGGAACTCACTACAACGACCTCTCTCTAGTAGACATATTTATAAGAGGTCGGCATAACACACCGGCCTCTTCTTTTTTCCTCTATAAACTATAAAAATTTATAGATATTTACTATAATGTATAATAGGAAAGAGCACATAAGCTAAAACACATCATCATGTCACAACAACCAACTACTAATCCTATATACGATACAACTCGTGCTTTTTCTGCTTGTGATATTATTGCAACAATACAACCACAACCAGCATATGGCATATTAAAACCAATGCTTCTTGGAACATTAGCAATGTTGTCAGTAAGTTCACACAGAGATAAATTTCCTGTCACATCTTGTTCACGAATAGGGCCAAAAGGATTTACCGCTGGTCACCGTTTGATTGGTGGTACACTTGCATTTAATACAATTGACAGAGAAGCCTTTACCAAAATAACAGATAATGCAAGAAAAATGTGGAAGACTCCAGATGTTGTATTAGCAGATGAGTTTCCAGGATTTGACGTAATTATAACATTTGTAAATGAAATTGGAAACGCAAGTTACTCAACAATAGAAGGCATAACAATACTAGATGAAGGTATAACCTATAGTTTAGACAACATAGCCCTAATGGAAAGTTATTCATACATGGCTATATCACGAACTCCATTACAACCAGCATATATAACAAGCAAAAATAGCAATGATGGTTCTGAATATGTTAGTAGAGAAAGCAACTATACAGAGGATGATAACGCATTTTCAAAAACACAATATGATACTTCTACTGTGTTTGATGACACGCTACTGCACATAAATCAAACCGGAATACATATAGTTGGACCAACATTCTAGTAGGAAAATATGAGATTATTTAAATTACCATCTAATAGTAATAGAACAATGCCTGGAGTTACCTATAGAACTGGAGAAACTCGTAAGGATACACCTGACTGGATATTACAGCGCTCTTTTAACTCTAATTACTATTCAGGATTAGATATGAGCTGTTACTTTAGTAACATTTATATGGATGAAATAATACAACTTACATTCCAAGAAGCTGAACAAACACGACCAAATATGGGATATGCTGATTACACATATAGGTCTGTAACGCACGGAGCACGAATTGTACAAGGGTCTTTTACTATAAACTTTAAAGAAGCTTACTATATACCAAAGTTATTAGATTATTTAGCAAGTCCAGAAACAATAGATAAAAAACTAGAAGCACTAACAAAAGAAGCAAAAGAAGAAACTGATGCTTCTGTATTAGAAATGAAAAGACTCGCTCTTAAAGGAGACTTTAGTATGGAGGACTTTGTGAATTCTTCTACAAAGAATAGAGAAGAAGGTGGACTATGGAGTGAACTTATGGATGCGCTTGACAGTGCGTTCTGGGGGGAAGATACTGAGTTATCAAACGCATATAAAATAAAGTCTGGAGCATCTCAAGCTCGATCAGCTTCATTTAAAACCAGACCAAAATTTTACACAACAGAAGATGGATTTGAAATAGTAGTAAAGTATGGACAACCAGAAGAAAATGTAGATAATGACTCATACGCCCAAGGAAGTAGATTTCCAAGATGGGGAACATTAGAAACTTTACAAAATTGTCACATAACAAGTGTGGCAAAATCAATAGACGATTCAGGAAAAAATATATTAGAAGTTTATAGTTTTATAGCTTCTACAGTCGCTTAGGGAGGAACTCAACATGAATCACGAAGCATTATCAGAATTCGATTACAGTCAGCCAAACATAGATGAACTAAAAAAACAATATGGAGATATATATAAAGTAGGTGTAGCAGATACAGACTTTATTATACGGCCTCTATATAAAGATGACTGGGATACAGTTGTACGTTTAGTAAATGATAATCCAAATCTATCACAAGCAGACTTTGATGATAAGGTAGTAGACTGTGGGCTTATTGGTCCAAGACCAGACTTTGGTAAAGGTGGATGGTCAGTACTACCTGCAGGAATTCCATCTACTCTATCTATGTATATACGTGGTAAAAGTGGATTTGTTGTACCAGAACTTCCAGATGCAATGTCTGTACAAATAGATTCAGTTGCTAAAGCAGCACCAAGACCAGACCCAACTCCAGAAGAAATAGAAAAATTAAAAAAAGAATGTCCTTTAGATTTATGGTCACTAAAATTAGATAGTTTTACTTTTATGGTAAGACCAATAACACGACAAGAATGGAGAGCTGCTGTTACAAAATCTCAAGAAAGTAATGACCAAGAACTTAGAAACTTATTAGTAGCAGACAGAGCCGTAATATGGCCTAAAAAAATAGATTGGAATAAAGAACCAGCCGGACTATGTGAAACAATTACAGAATTTGTTCTTAGCATATCTGGATATACAGCCCAACCAGATGTAGAAAAACTGTAAAACATAGTCATGTTAGATCTAAATGAATATGAAGATATCTATACAATAACTATATTGGATGAAGTCTTCTCATATAGATTAATCAGTAGAGGAGAACTACGACGGGCTCAAAACCAAGCAGCTGGTAATTCTGTTGAGTTCGAAGATCTAATATGTAAACAATGTACCATATCCATACCAGATACATTTGCTGGATGGGATGAATGTCTTGCTGGTATACCCTCTATGTTAGCACAAGCTATACTAAATGCTAGTGGTTTCTTATCAGAAGATTCTGTAAGAGCACTAGAGCAAGAAGCAGCAAATTGGGTAAAAACACAAGACTCCCGATTTGATGCTCTTATAACATTCTGTCATCCAACTATTACAGATATTGAGTTAGATAATATGTCTCCAAAACGATGGCACAAATTAGCTGCAAAATCGCAATTAATAGCAGCAGGACTTTATGGCATAGATACGTCTGGGTTTTTAGATACATCAGAAGATACAAAAGTACAAACTGAAAAGCCACAAATACCACAACAGCAAACAAATATAAATAATCCATCCTCACTGCAGCCTCAAGAACACGGTATTAACAAGGCAGCATCTCACATTGAAACAGAAGGAACCTTCAGCTTTAAAAGATAGAGGGTTCCTTTTTTACTTCTACACCTTATATGAATACATACGAAAACCAAAATACAAGATGGAAAATACTTGGAGTAGGTGCAGCTACTGCTGCAATACTTGGTAGAAAGAAAATAGCAGCCTTTGCACTACGTGGTGCAGAGACTATAGCTGCTCGTCTAGCAACAGCAGAAAGAACAGAAGCAAGGTTTGCTCTAACACGTTTTGCAGATGATGTAGGTCGTGCTATAAATGAAACAATACCAAGTAGAGCACGAATGCAAGTAGGAGAACAACGATTACGAGGATATCTTGGAGATGCTGGTTGGGTTAACCCACAAGTAGATAATCTATTTGGATATGAGGGTGGAGTTGCTCCATATAGTAGAATAAAAACATGGATATCTCCTGGTGATCCTCTTCCAAAAAACCTGATGGATGATACCTATTCTGGGCTTAGATCATCATTTGAAGGCACAGGAAAAGGTGTAGATGAAATATCCGCAGATCTTCTAGCGGCTAGAAAAAGACTTTCAAATGATCATCTATTTGACAACTCATTTGGACTTCCAACTGATCCAAGAGCATCTTCATTACAAGCTCAAGTAGCAAGAGCAAAAGAAGAACATCAAAGACTACTAGCACGTGCTCTAACAAAAAGAACAGCATCTTCAGAAAAATATACAAACATTGCTTTAGGGCAACATAGTAGTTGGACAGACGCAATAGCAGAAAAAGTATTTGGTGCTAAGCGCGTTACAGTAGGTAATGTTTTAACTAATAGAGCTAATTTTACAGCCGAAGTTATAGAGCAAGCAGAAAAAACAAGTAAAACCTTAGCACACACTCTAGGAAAACAAGCTGATACAGATGTAATAAACAAAGCAGTTCTTGGAGAACTATGGACAGTTAATGGAAAACAAGTAACAGATCTTAGAGGAGCATCTAAGTTAATAGGAAAAGGTATAAGTTGGTTAAATGAAAACGTAGAAATACCACTTATACCTTTTGTTGGAGGATTCAGCCCATTTAGATTATTTCCTTGGTTAACAGGTGAAGTTAAACTTGGACATACTCTTATAAAAAGTAACACTCTTGGTAAACAAGCACTAATAAAAGGACTATTCTCAGGAAACCAAGACATATCTTTAGTAGGTAATACTGCTGTTGGAATGCGCTTTGGTGACTCACTAGCTATAGATAATGTAATATCAGATGCTGTAGACAATATAACCGCACTACATGCTGACTATGGCCTTGGTGAGCATTTAATGCGTAACCTATTAGCCAGTAAAGCAGCAAAAAAAGATAGAATTACTCGAAGTGGATCAGGAAAATTATTAGATCTAGCTGGATTTGGTACAGGTGGAAATACAATTATAGAGAAGTTACAAAATTTCTTTTCTACAGGAAGACAACCAACAGACTCTGTATTTAGACAAGCAAGATCTATCTTTACTAAGTTTGCGGATCCTTCTAAGTTTCCAGAAAACTCAGAACTAGCAAGAATAGCTAAAAGCTATCCAGCAGGAGCACTAGAACGAATATATAAGAATCCAACAGCGCCTGCTGCTACAATGGAAAAAGACATAAGAACAGTAGCTACTCTCTTACAAAAAGTAGGAAAAATATCTCCACAGAATGTAAGAAAAACACTTCAAACAGGAATGTTTCCTAATGCTCCAGAGGTTGCGAGTGTTTTACAGAACATAGAGAATGATGCTGATATAGTAAAATTCTTCCAACAGAATAGGTCATATGGCCTAAAGGCTTCTTCTAAAAAACTATCAATATTATTAGAGGACTTTAGTGTAAGTCCAAATGAAGTTCTTGATAGAACACAAAGAGTAACAAGCAAATCACCGCTTATGGATAGGCTTCTTGGTGCTCCAGAATCTAAACACGGCATAGACCTGATGAGAGAAGCTCTCATAGATGAATATGCCATACGATATGCAAATCCAACAGAGTTAGGTATAACTACGCCTCTTATAACAAAACTTACACAAGCAAGATTTGGCTTAGAAGAACAAGAATTAGAATTAGCAAAAGCAGCAGTCTATGGTTCTCAAATAAGAAGCGTATTAGAAGTACAAGGAGCAGAGGCAGCCAGAGATCTATTAACTAAAAAAGTAGAGTCATCCTCAATAAAAGAAACCTCAGAATATGTAATGAATAACTTCTTAGGTCTTCTTGATATACATACTCCTCCTCAAGTATATGAAGGCCCACAACGCCTATTAGTAAAACAACATGCTGGACTAATTAAAACACTTAATGATATTACCAAATCTGGTGGATCATTCCAGGACATGATAAAGCAATTTGCTGGATCAGATTTTACAAAACAATACGCAAGTACATTTGTACAAGGTGCAGATTCTGGAAGTATAACACGAACCAGTCTAAAACCTTACTTCTTTGCTACACGATTAAATGAAGCACTAACTCCATTTGGATTAGGATTAAATCCAGAGAACCTTGGAAGTGGAGCAGACATAATACGTGGATTAGTTGTTCAACGAATACTACCTGGTGTAGCAGCAGTTGAAGCATGGAAATATATAAACTATGAAAGTGAAAACTTAATAGGAGCACGGCCAGAAGAGGGCATAGCAAACATAAGAGCCAACCTTAAACTACAGTGGGCTGGTCTTAACGATTGGGAAAAATTCGCAGAACTACATCCAGGATCTAAATACTACATGTCTGGATTAAACAAAGCAGACATGGCAAAGCAATTAGATAGTGGCTATGTTCCTATACGAAAAGGAAGGTTCTGGTTATTTGGCTCAAGATCGGCATTTTATGGAGATAGAGTATCTTACTTTATGCCAGATCCTTACCAACTGGCAAACTCCGAATGGCAAGGCGCTGAGAATGTAGATTATAACAATAAAGATTATTGGAGTCGATCTGCTATCCCTACACCTCGATACCCACTCAGTACTATCAATAGGCTATTAGATCCGTACGCTTTTGAGCACAAACATTCTGTAGGCCCAAATCCAGATCGGCCATACATTTTTTCGGGTGAGCCTTTTACTCGTGAAACACTATGGGGTCCAATACTAAACGCAACAATAGGAAAGATAATAAAACCGAGAAGAGTATTACACCCAGATTATCTGCCAGAAAACTTAGAAGAAACACAATCTAAAAAACAATTAAGAGCACTAAATGAAGCTACTAAGCATGAAGCAAAAGCAGGTGGAGGAAAATGGAACCAACCAATTAGAGGTGGAAAAGGAAGTGAAACCCTAGCAGACTACTCTGCTAGTCCAATGATATTGACTGAAGGTTCTCTTGCTACTCTAACCTCAGCAGGACAAGTAGCACTATCTGAACTTCCACCAGGTATGTCAGATCCATGGAGTAAAAGAACAATAGGTGGAGCAAGGCGTGTAATACGTAAACAACTTGAAAAAATAAATAGAGAACTTAAATCACAAGGTTCATCTAATATACCAGCACGCCTACAAGATATCTATGGACAAGAAAAAGCATTTACAGCAGAACAACTAGAAGATGTTGATTACATAGGTAACGCAGAATTAGGTAGTTATCTAACGCGAGAAATGATGGGACTCTATGGATGGATGGCAGGTATTCCTCTTGGAGATAGAACTGGAACAGTAATGGCTGATGCTTCAAGAGCATACAGTTATGAACGTAAATACTGGGAAGCGGAGCTTGGAGGATTAGGAGGTTTTCTTTGTCTTACTCCAAATATGTTACTACAACAAGACTTTGGTACACCAATAGAAGTAAAAGATATTACAACTGGAACCACACTACTATCCAGATATGGAATACCACAAGAAGTATTAGCAGTACATAGCCGACATATTAATGAAGACATACGCTGTATAGAAACATACTGTGGTGGATTTCCTCTTAGTGCCACAAGTGAACATCCAGTATTCGCAATAAGTACAGAATATTGTGAACATAAAGATGGAAGAAAAAAGAATTCATCTTGTATTCCACACTGTAATAAATTCCAATCCTGTGAATTTAACTATCATCAACACTATACTCCAGAATGGATAGCAGCAAAATACATAAAGAAAGGAGATTATATAGCATATCCAATACCCAAACAAAGTAATATACTAACTAAATTAAATATAGTAACTACTATAGGACTATCTTCTATAACAGATTTTGATAACAGATTTGCCTTTGATAATTGTAAAAACGCAGCAGTATCCTTTCCAAAAGAACTACTATTAACAAAAGACTTAGGAAAGTTTTTAGGACTATGGTTAGCAGAGGGAAGTTTTGGTAATAGAGATAAAGGAAGACTTTATGAAATTCATTTTGCCTATGATAGAGATGAAGAATCTTATGCCACATTCTGTAAAGATTTTGCAAACTCTTTAGGATTAAATACTACAGCAGCAACAACAAAAGAAGGATACTGGTATACAAGGGTATGTAATAGAGTTCTTGCCGAATTCATATTTGCTGCCTTTGGAGCAAAGAATGATAAACGTATTCCTTCAGAACTATTAAATACACCAAAAGAATTTTTATTAGGAATATTAGAAGGACTATTTCGTGGAGATGGGCATTGTAGGTCTGATAGAACAAATAAAACAGATCTACGAATATCTATTGTAGCATATAAACTGGCGTTACAAATATTTAATATCTTAATAATGTTAGGATATACTCCAAGTTTATCTATAAAAAATAGAAAACGAAGATTCTTTATTAATGACATTACAAAAAAAAGATATAAAACAAAGCCACAATTTTGTGTAACTTTAAATGGAAATGACGCAAGAAATTTAAGAGATCAATTAGGCTTATTACATTTTGGTAATTATCAACCAGATAACTCAAACAATGAAGGGCTTTCCTGGAGAGACGCTAATTTTATCTATTTCAAAGTAAAAGAAAACTATCCAACAGCTTATGAAGGATTAGTATATGACTTTACTATGGATGGAGATCCAAGTTTCTGTACAATTGGTATGATTGTACATAACTCCGAGATAGGTAGAAGATTTATGCCTCACAGATTTAGACAGGTAGAGGAATACAATACAGTACCAAACGCTTTTGAAGAAACATGGCTACCTGGGTCTAATTATTTCACGAATTTCCAAACAGGAGACATGTATACAAAATTACGAGCGGCGGGGGAAGTAAGACTACCTGGAAGTGCATATGAACGCATACATAATATGCCTTTAATGAGAACACGAGCATCCTCTCTTGGTAAAAGTGTAAATGAGTTAGTAGCAGAAATGGTAAACATAAAAGAAGCCAACTCTGCTTATATGGAAAACATAATGGATGAAGGAACTCAAATACACAAAAAATACCAAAACAAATGGAAAAAACTTGGTATATTAGAAGATGAAGAAGTAGAACTTTATAATCCAGAGTTAGGTATCTCTGGACATATGGATGCGTTATTAAACTTAGATGGTAAAAAATATGTAACAGAAATTAAATCTATGTCAGATAAAAGATTTAATTCTGGAGAAATATTCGCAAGTCACTTAGATCAGTTAAACTTCTACATGAATGAATCTGGAATACACAGAGGATTGCTATTCTATATGAATAGAGACAATCCAGAACAAACAAGAATAGAACATGTAGGATATTCAAAAAGAAGAGTATCTAATCTATTCCAGAAAGTAGAAGAAGCACGATCAAAAGTTAGAGAAATGATTGACTCCGGCGAGGTATCAAGAGCAGATCTATATGATATGACAACAAGATTTGAGATCCTGGCAGATACGTGTGTACATCCACTTACGTATATACGCACATCAGATGGCTCAGTAAAACTAGCAAAAGATGTTAAAGTTGGTGATAGAGTTATTTCCCATAAAGGAGATTCTAAAGCTGTCACTCGTTGTGCTATACGCCACTATAGTCCACATCTCATAAAACTAAATGTTGCATTCATACCAGCACACCCATTATTAGCAACTCCAGAACATCCGATTTACACAATTAAAGCCCCAAGCAATGCTAAAAATATACCACAATATAACGCCAACAATGATAATATTATATCTGATGAAAACGAATTTAATAGATATTGCTATCCTATAGATACAGCAGACTGGGTTGCATTAGGAGATATTAGGTCCAATGATGTAGTATTGTATCCAATTCCTAAAAAAGAAACACCACCTAATTTCTTAAATATTAAAGATATATTACCAGATAGTTATACACTACGTGAAGATACTTGGCTACATCCCAAACGACAAGGATGTAATACATTTTGTATATCCCAACTTCTAGTAGATGCTAGATTTGCTAAAGCAGCTGGCGTATATCTTGCAGAAGGCTCATCTAATGGTAGATCAACTAAAACTCATCAACCAAAAGGTTTAATATTTAGCCTTAACATAAATGAGATAGAAACAGCAAATTTTCTAAAAGATTACTTTGCAGATATTTGTGAAACTACTCCAAAAATATTTACAAAACCAGAAAGTAATTCAAGGTATGTATGTGTAACTAATCAAACAATAGGAAAATTATTTTGTAATATATTTGGACAACGTTCCGCAACAAAACAATTACCACAATGGGCTTTTAATCTAGATTCGGAACTCCAACGTCAATTACTATCTAGTTACTTTGCAGGTGATGGTTGTTTATGTGCATCCAAACACAATGATTGTAAAACTGGGCATCAACTACAAGCCGAAATGACTACTATTAGCCTTAAACTTGCTTTAGGCATTAGAGATATGCTTCTACAAAACGGATTTGTAGCAAGTGTCCAATTTACCACAAGAAAGTCATACTTTCCTAAACAAGATAGACGACAAATTTATAGAGTTAGGATGTTTGGTACTGTAGCATATGACTTTGTTACATGGGTAACTGGAAAAGCTCCAAGCTATGTACGGCCTGAAAATAGAAGGCGACAAGCATGGATAGATGGTAACTATTTAGTAAGTAAAGTAATAAAAACAGAAAAGCAGCCCTACTCTGGAGAGGTATATAACTGGACAATAGAGGACGATAATTCTTTTTGTGTATTAGGGTATGCAACACATAATTCGCCATATTCACAGGAATATAAACAACTAAAGGGATATCTACCACATGATGACCAACTAACAGAAGATCAAAGAGATAGATTTCAGGCTGCTAAGAAAAGAGCTGGAGCACAAAAGAAACGGCTTGATTTATTTCCATATAGATTTAAAAACGCAAATGTAGAAGAACAGACATATACAGTCAGTAACATAATGGATGCCAATACACTACAGGTTAGAGAATCTGAACATCCACTGCGTCTTGCTGGAGTAAGGGCTTCTAATCAAAGAATTACAGATGAGTATGGAGAAAATGAAAACCTATCTCCAGCTGAAGTATTATATCGTCAGTACGGTATTCGCAAAGGTACAAAAGTAACAGCTTTAGTAAATAAAGATCCAGAAGATAGATATGCTGACGATGTACTTGGAACACAGCATGCTGTTGTCATGGCACACAATAGAAACATTAATGCTGATCTAATACAAACTGGAGTTGGAATAGAAAAAGAAGAATGGTCTGCTGCTGGTATATATGCTCGATTTACTGAAAAAGAAATAACTGCTGGAGCACGCTATGAGACAATATCTCATGCTGATACAATGCTCAATTCAAAATTTCTTAAAATCAGATCTCCTTATGAAGAATATGTAAGAAGTCAAGTTTATGGAAAAAAATATGGACGCTGGGAGTCTGCTTATAGTTCTTACATTGAACCAACAATACAGTCATATGTAGCTAAAGGAGCAATAGGCGCAGCAGTAGGAGCGGGAGTATTTTCCTCTCTATTTATGAGAACAAAAAAGATGAGAGGCAAAGCAGCGCTTGCTGGAGCAGCAATAGGAGCTGGACTTTCAATACTTCGACAAGGACAAGAAGCACTAACAGGAGAGCCTTGGATACCAAATAGAACACAAAAGAGAAGAGATGTAGAAGAATATTATGATACCTTAGAGTATATAAAATATAGAAGACTATATGAAGCAACTGCTAAACTAGCTAATGATGAAGAAGGAACAGACGTAGAAGAAATAGATGATCGGGCTCGTAATCTTGGACAGTGGAGAAAAGAAAAGATTAGAGAGCTAGAGGATAAAAGAAGAAAACACCTATTAGCTAATGAACGTGGATCAAAAGAAGAGTTGGCTATCAGAGCAGAAATACAAGAACTACAAAGTAGATCCGAGACAGTAGCACTTGGACCACTAGCAACACAAGCAGTATTATATCAACAAAAATATAGATCAACAATGTATGGAGCCGATCCTGGCGGACCATACATGAATATATTTAGAGCACTCCCAAAGTATGAACGAGAAATAATAAATGGATTGATAACAGGATCAACACCAGAAGAAAGAAAAAAAGCCTATAGACTTCTCCCAGATTACGAACAAAGGCTACTTGGAATACACCTTGGTATTGAAGAAGAAGATATACCAAAAAGAAAACTACTCGGTGATTACTTTAAAGTACACACACTTCCAGGTGAATCCTGGAAAGGATGGTCACCAGAAGTAGACTTAGAACAACTTAAAGCAAGAACTACAGTACAAGAACATACAGACCCTCTTGACTATGGTTTCTATCCACAGGTTGTAGTTGAAGCAGAACATAATACAAATGAAGTACAACTACCAACAGTACATGGTTCATCTTCACATATTCAAAAAACTTTAAACAATTTACTATCAGGAAATGGTATAAAAAATCTACGAATTAGGGTAAACTCAGTTCCAGATGCCAATGCCTCATCAGACAACATAAATATAGCAATGAATGTAAGACAAAATAGAATGAAAGAAATCGCAGAAACTTTAAATTTATATGGATAAATACTAGATAAATTAGTAAAAGTATGCTATAATATAATTGTAAAAGCCAACTCTAATTATAAAGGAGATCAACATGGCCTGGGAACCTAATGACTTAGAAAGATTTAAAACAGCATATCGAGCAGGAGCATCAGATTTACAACTAAGTAATATGTTTGAATCAACTCCTGATAAAGTAGGAAAGTTTTTAAGGGTATGCAAAACAATAGGAGAACTTCCTGCACGAAAGGATTTTGATCCTATAACAGATATGCCAGAAGAAGATATACCAGAAGATGACAGAGATTTAAAATTATTAAAACTTTTAAAGAGATCACAAACTGCACTCACTATAGATGAAGCCGCTAATGCTTTAGATATCTCACCAAAAAGAATAGAAGAAGCCGCAGAAAGACTATCCGCAAAACGCTATCTAGTAGACTCTTCTAATAAACCATTCATACAGTTTTCTCCTCCACCAATTGGAAAAAAATCACAACACATGGTAAACTATTCAAACGGAAACACCTTTAAGTTTGGAGTTGTATCCGATAACCATTTATGCTCTAAATACGCAAGAGAAGATGTACTACATGATTTATATGACATATTTGAAGAAGAAGGAGTTACAACGGTATATAATGCCGGTAACTGGGTAGATGGGGAAAAGAACTTCAACAAACAAGATTTAAATATACATGGACTTGGTAATCAAGTAAACTATTTTGTAAAGAACTATCCAAGTAGACCAAATATAGATACATACTATATAGCAGGAGATGACCATGAGGGCTGGTGGGTACAATCAACAGGAGTTGATATTGGACAATATGCTGAAGATGTTGCAAAACGCGCAGGACGCACAGACTTACATTATCTTGGATACATGGAGCACGATGTAGAAATAACACATCCAGACGGTATAGCACCTACTCGAATACGTATAAACCATCCTGGTGGAGGAAGTGCCGAGTCGATTAGCCATGCCCCTCAGAAAGAAGTATCATCTTATATGGGTGGAGATAAACCACACATGTTAATAATGGGGCACTATCATAAAGCAGGATACTTTTTCTACAGAAATTGTCACATACTTTTAGCAGGATGTACAGAAATGCAAACACCATTCATGAGAAAGAAACGACTTCCAGCACATCTAGGTGGTTGGATAGTTACAATAAAGCAAGGAGAGGATGGAAGCATACTAAGATTAGATACATCATTCTTCCCATTCTATGATATACCAAACACAGATGAACTGTGGACATATAAGATGTATCAGGAGGGCTAACTATGTATATAAAAACATTAAGACCAAACAAATACACTTGTAGAATTACACTACCAGAATCAGATTATAACTTAGAAGACATTCTACTAATAACAACTACAGGCGCAATTATTACACCAGAACACTATGAAAAAATAGATGAAACATCTGTTAATATAACTTATAGTTTATCTAGAGGATTTGTAGATACACAACTACAGCCAGGGGACACTATACATGCCTACATACCTACTCCATACATATTAAAAAACATAATCAAACCAAGGGGTAGACCACCAAAATAAGGAGATAACTATACTTGAAAAAATCAATTCTATTACGCTTTGAAGGGCATGATTGGGAACTGCTTGCAGCAATGGCTGCAGTAGAGGAGCTAAAGAAACAACACCACTATATTACTATAGACCTTGTTATCAAGAATACTAATCAAGCAGAGTATGTAAGAAATGGTGCATGGTTTATAAACAACGTATATGAAGACAATGTGGTTACAGATGCGCTGCTAACTTATGATTTTGTACATACACTAGAAAGTGATTCTGATACAACATATAAAGAAGAACTCAATAGAAGGTCTACTAAGAAAGCACATATAGATGAGCAAATAAAAGAAATATCAGAAAAGAGAGAGATAAAGCCTGAAGAAATAGCAAAACCAGAAGGATATGATAGGCTAAACCCAGAAATACCTCCAACCTGGAATGTAATAAATGGATACGCCTGTAACTTAGAAACACATGGAGGATGGAAAGTAGATATAAAAGATAATGCCTATCCATGGATATATAAACCAAAAAAGGATATTGGAAACAAGTTTCTACATACATCTAAAGCTATAATAAAAACTGGAATACCTTACATAGTAGTAGAGGATATGGAAAGCTTTACTGATACAGTAAAATATTTAGATATTCCACCAACCTGGGGTTGTATAGATTTAACAAAAAATGAAGTATCCTTAATACATACAGCCGCACTTATATCTAATAGTAGGTGTAAGTTTGTACTTGGCTCAATAAATGGAGCCACATATATTGCTTGGGCATTACGTATACTTTCTATATCTGTATCCAACAACAAATCAGAATCTGGTTGGAATATTTGTAGAGGTTCAAATTGTACAAACCTAACATCAGCAGCCCCTAACTTTATAGATAAGTTTAATGATATATTACACAAAACTATAGAGAAGGAGTATAGTATCACGTGGACAACTTAGTACTTACAATATTTGGAGAAATAACTTTAGAAAAAATATCTCCTATAATAGATACACTTATACGCCATCCAAAAAATGCTCCAGTTACTATATTTATAAATAGTGAAGGAGGACAGCTATATCCCGCTTTAGCTCTTACAGATGTAATTTCATGTTATGATAATACAACCTCTATTGGTCTTGGACAGGTATCAAGTGCTGCTACTACTATATATATGGCCGCAAATAAGAGATATATATCAAAACATGCATACATGTTATTACACGGTATAAGTTGGTATTATGGAGGAGATACATTAAACCTAATAGAAGTAGATAAAGAAAAAATAGACCATAAAAGAGTAACATCCTCTATTGTAGATTTTTATGTAAGTCGTACTAACTTAGAAAGAAAAAAATGGAACTCTTTGCTAAAAGAAGAAAGCTTTTTATCTTCAGAAAAGATAATATCATATGGAATAGCGCATGAATTATGGACTGGAAAATGCTTACCAAAACAAAAAGAAACTGGGTTTATGCCAATTACAGAAAAGAAAGATTAATTACTGGAGTAACTACAACAAATGAAACCAAGAATTGTAATTGATCCTGGTCACGGAGGAAATAGCAATCCAGGAGCATGTGCTGGAGGATCAAAAGAAAAAGATATAGTTTTAGCTTGTGCTAAAATGTTAGGACATTTTTTTAGAGAATTAGGATATACAACAGTATTCACACGAGATACAGATAAAACACTATCTAATTCCTATAGAAGCTCCATTGCAAAACATGGAGATATACTAATATCATTACACTCTAATGGATCAGTAAACAAATCAGCCAATGGTTCAGAAATCTGGTATAGGTCTGGAGTTGAAGCTAGTAAAGTATTATCACAATATGTTTGTAGATCAGTAGATGCTTTAGATTTCTTTACCAAAAGAGGAGTCAAAGGAGACAAGTCTAGATATCCTATTTGGGGATTTTATATGTTACGTAATGCTTTAGCCAACAGATGTAAATCATGTATACTAACAGAAGTAGGTTTTATCTCAAACATAAATGATAGAGAAGTTTTAACTACTACTAAAAAAAGAAACCTGATTGCTAAAGCAATATGTAATGGAGTACACAAATATATACAGGAGTATTTACAATAAAACCTCCAAAAAATATAGGTGATACCGTTAAATATAAACTAACAACCGGACATGGTTCTATACTATATGCTCTTTTTAAATTAACAAACATAGATACAGATCCATATGAAGGAGATATTGTTATTACTGGATTCTCTCAATCAATACAAGATAACATAGGCTTTGCGGGCTTAGGGTTTATTCCTGAAAAAGAAGGATATATAGCAGTAAAAGAAATTGGAAAAGATGAATATGGTTTATCACAATTTAAACAAGAATTAATAACAAATGTTGAACGTATTGAAACAGTTGAGGAGGACATCATTGAGTATAAAACATAAACAACGTAGTAACTTATCACCTAAACACGGTAATAACGGAGGAACATTGCCACGTTTAAAGCAAACAGAAAAAAGATCACAAAAGATGTTACGTAGAAAAGAAAACCCAATAAAGAAAACAGAAAAGGAAATAGTTGGTCTTTCATTGGATACAATCTTTACTTCAGAAAATTTACTTCGTGTAACCTTAGACAAACGATTGCCAAAAGATAAAATAGAAGAATTATTAGAAAAGTCAAAAGAGAATAAAGACGACGAATCAAATACCAAATAGAGAGACATAATTGGCGTTATAGTCTAACGCTACTAACTTTAAATTACAGCGAGATATTATGCTAAACAATGAAGAAAACTCTATCTTAAAAGAAATACCATATCAACGAGAACTTGTACATTCAAGTCAATTAAGAATAGACCCATTAGAAACATGCTACTTTACATACCTATCACGTAAACAATGGAGATATGCAAAAATATTAGCAGCAAGAGCTACTGAACTATCAAAAAATGTATGTACATATAGATTCGGAGCAGTTGGTAAAGTAGGAACACTTATACTACATAAGTTCTTACAAGAATCTTATGACTTGCCTTGGACTTCTCATTATAAACCAACCAAAGAAATACCAATTTCTTCATATGACTTTACAATAAACAATATAAATATTGTAGTAAAGACACGCTCTCTAAAAACACCAGAACATAAGTTTAACTTATACGACAGAACAATACATCTAAACAAGTTTCCGATGATGATATCAGAAACTGAAATTACAAAAGACCAACACATATATGTGTGTTGTGGCTATAGAGTTACATCAAGAGAAGGTTAT